ATGGTCTCTCGCGTACGCGTCTGGCTCAACCGCACGTACGCGGAGAACGTGTTCTTCATGGATCAGCTCCGGCGAAATCCGAGCGACCGCGCCGTCGAGATCCATGCGACGCACGGCGATGCCGACTCCCCCGTGCTGGCCGCCGCCGACACCGCGGACCTGGAGCCCGAGGGCCTGTCCCCCGCCGCCTACGTCGAGTACGCGCTCGACCAGTGCCAGCGCCGCGCGATCGACGTGTTCGTGCCCCGGCTGCACCAGGCGGCGATCGTGGCGCACCGCGCCGACTTCCGGTCGGTCGGTACGGCCCTGCTGGCGCCGACGCCGCAGGCCGTGGCCGTCTTCGAGGACAAGGTGATCGCCTACGAGGCGGTCCAGGCGATCGGGGTGCCGGTACCGCCGTGGTACCGGGTCCGTACGGCCGCCGAACTCGTCGCCGCCGTCGAGGAGTTGGAGGAGGCGGGGCACCGGGCGTGCTTCAAGCCGGCGTCCGGCGCGGGCGGGGTGGGCTTCCGCGTGATCACCCGCACCCCCTTCTCCCTCGTGCACCTCAGCGGCTTCCCCACCCCCTACGTCCCGCTGGACATGGTCGTGGACGCGCTGGAGCGCGCCGAGGAGAGCGTGGACTGGCTGGTGATGCCGCGGCTGGAGCAGCCGGAGGTGTCCGTGGACTGCATCACGGGGCCCGACAACCACCTGCGCATGGCGATCGGGCGCACCAAGAACGGCCGGCGCCGCGGCTTCACCCTGCACGAGCAGTGGCTGGAGCCGGCCCGGCGGATCGCCGAGGGCTTCGGGCTGCACTATCTGTCCAACGTCCAGTTCCGGATGTTCGGCGACCGGCCGGTCCTGATGGACGTCAACACGCGCCCGGCCGGCGGACTGCACCAGCTCTCCCTGTGCGGGGTCAACGCCCCCTGGGCGGCAGTGCAGTTGGCGCTCGGTGAGGACCCGGGGCGGATCGACCCGCCGTTCCTGGGCCAGGACTACACGGTGGTGTCGGGGCCGCGCCAGCTCCGCCCGGTCTCCTTGCCGCACCAGCGGGCCGAGGCGGCGGCCGACACCGGCGCCGCCGAGCCGCTGCTCCCGGCCGTCCCCTCCCCCGCCGAGCCCGTGGAGCCGGTCGCGTCCGTCGAGCGGGTCACGTCCGTCGAGCGGGTCACCTCGGTGGCGTCTGCGACGTCGGTCGAGTCCGCCCAGGTGACACCCGCCGGCGCGGCGGAGGCACTGCCCTTCTGACAACGGCCCACCCCTCGCCTCACCGGTATGGACCAATCCTGCCTCTCTCCTTGACAGCGGGATTGGTCCATACCACATTCGTTGCGCACCCTCTTGCACCTCTCTGCACTCCCGAACACCCCACATCTTCAGGGAGATCGCGTGCGCAGCACACTCTTCCGGCGTTCCAGACGCCGTCTCCTCGCCCTGCTCGGCACCGCCGCCCTCGCGTTCACCGGAGCGGTCGCACTCCCCGGCACCGCCCAGGCCGCGAACGTCCTCACCAACCCCGGCTTCGAGTCGGGCTCCCTCTCGCCCTGGTCCTGTTCCGGCAACCTCGGCTCGGTCGTCGCCTCCCCCGTGCACGGCGGCACCAAGGCCCTTGCCGGGGCGGTGAGTTCCGGTGACATCGCCAAGTGCTCCCAGACCGTCTCCGTACAGCCGAACACGGCCTACACGCTGAGCGGCTGGGTCCGCGGCAGCTACGTCTACCTCGGCGTCGACGGCGGCGCCTCGACCTGGACGACGTCGCCGTCGGCGTACAGCAGGCTGTCGGTGTCCTTCACCACCGGGGCCTCGCAGACCAGTGCCACGATCTATGTGCACGGCTGGTACGCCCAGGGCACCTACCAGGCCGACGACATCAGCCTCGACGGTCCCGGCGGCGGCACCGACACCCAGGCGCCGAGCACGCCCACCGGGCTGACCTCGACCGGCAAGACCTCCTCCAGCGTGTCGCTGTCCTGGAGCGCCGCCACCGACAACGTCGGCGTCACCGGCTACGACGTCTACAACGGCTCGACGCGGGCGCTCACCGTGTCCGGCACCTCCGCCACGGTCGGCGGACTGTCCCCGAGCACCGCCTACACCTTCACCGTGCGCGCCCGGGACGCCGCCGGGAACGTCTCCGGCGCCTCCTCCGCCGTCACGGTCACCACCAGCGCGGGCGGCGGTGGCGGAACCGGCTTCAAGCAGGCCGCCCCCTATCTCTACGAGGGCTGGGGCGACCCGCCGAGCGTCTCCACGGTGATGAGCGCGACCGGCGTCAAGTGGTTCACCATGGCGTTCATGCTGGACGGCGGCGGCTGCAACCCGATGTGGGACAGCAGCCGTCCGCTCACCGGCGGCGTCGACCAGAGCGTCATCAACCAGATCCGCGCGGCGGGCGGTGACGTGGTGCCGTCGTTCGGCGGCTGGTCGGGCAGCAAGCTCGGCGCCAACTGCTCCTCCGCGAGCGCCCTGGCGGCCGCCCTCCAGAAGGTGATCGACGCCTACGGGCTGAAGGCGATCGACATGGACGTCGAGAACAGCGACGAGTTCGAGAACGAGGCCGTGCAGGCGCGGATCCTCACCGCGCTGAAGACCGTCAAGGCCAACAACCCGGGCCTGAGGACGATCGTCACCTTCGGCACCTCGACCACCGGGCCGACCTACTTCGGCAACCGGCTCATCGAGCAGGCGAAGTCGCTGAACGCCGACATCGACGTGTTCACCATCATGCCGTTCGACTTCGGCGGCGGCTCCGACATGTACGGCAACACGGTCAACGCGACGGAGGGGCTGAAGAACAAGCTGAAGTCCACCTTCGGCTGGGACGACGCCACCGCCTACGCGCACATCGGCATCTCCGGCATGAACGGTCTCTCCGACCAGCAGGAGAACACGACACCGGCGATCTGGACCCACAAAAGTATTTAGAGGTGGTGTTCGGGTGGGCGTTCGATAACTTCGCCAATCAGAGCAAGCGTGTCGTCGAGCCGGGTGCACAGGCGGGTGACAAGCAGGATGAGGCTCGCATGATCCTGCTGGGTGAGATCGGCGACTTGAGCATCCTCGAGGTCTCGGCGTGCGAAGTCGATCCGGTCACGCTGGAGGTTGGTGAGGGCGGGGCGCTGCGTCGGGCCCTGCTCGTCGCTCATGGGGTGTCGCCTGTCCGTGTTCGGGTGCGGGAGGTAGTTGAATCGTGCAGTCATCGTTGACCAGTGGTTTCCGGGTTGGCAATGGGTGAATGATCACGTCATCAGAACGGGTGTTCTATCACTAGCGGGGTTGCGCTCGCGCCCGTTCCCTGATCTAGAAATGTACGGTCCGCAATACAGACACCCGTTCATGATCCCGGAAGCGTGGGCGCGTGCCATCCGCCCCGCCACCAGACTGGATCCTCGCCCGACGACGGGCCTTAGGAGACCGCATCCGCGAGACGCGGAACGACCGGAAGCTCTCACAGGAGAAGCTCGCTGACCTGGCTGGGCTGGACCGGCAGGCCGTCAACCGGATCGAGCTTGGTCACCAGGCTGCGCTGGTGGACAACCTCTTCCGAATCGCCCGCGCCCTCGATGTCCCCCTGCGGGACCTGTTCGGTGAGTGAGTGGCCCGCTGCTGGCACGGGGTGAGCCATGCGGCGGGCCACTCCGGCCGCCCCTCAGGCGGCCACCCGGCCTCGTGGCGCGGGGCAGCGCACGAGCCGGGAGCTATCAACCCCGGGGCGCCACGGTCCGCCGCAGGCAGTCCGGCCGGTGCGCGTACACCGTCGGCCGGGCACCGGACATGGATTCAGGGATCGTCTCGCGGTAGGGCTCGTCCGGACGGATGGGCTGCCCGCAACGGTCACAGGTCATCGCGTGGCCGCCCTGATGATCCGGCCGAGTGCACGTCCCACGGCGCAGTCCCCGTCGCAGTCGTCGCAGTCACGGCCGTGGATCTGAAGACCGAGCATGGCGACCTTGGCGGTGCAGCCGCGGCAGGCCCGCGGGAAGGCGCGCCGGTCGCCGATGCGCCGCGAGCCGAGGTCCACCGCGGTGTGTGGGGTGAGGGTCTCGCCGCCCCATACGCAGACGTGCCCGTCTAGGTGCGGGCCGGTCAGTGTCTCCGGGAGTGGCAGGAGTCGGTAGGCGTCTGCCGTGGATGGGCCGATGGAGACTGTGCCGGCTGCGGGTGGGGTCGTATGGTGTGCCATGTCGTCCTGCTCTCGTCAGGGTGGCCACGCCCCGGGCCGTGACAGCGGCCGCGGGGGCTTTCTCGTGAGTTCCGAGCTTAGACCTAGCTAGCTAGGGTTGCTAGGCGATCCAGGCTATGTCGTCTGGGTGAGCTGAGCCTGCCTAGCTTCGAGATCATGGATTGGAAGCCGGACGTGTCGAGATGGCAGCAGGTGTACGAGGTCATCGAGGGCCGGATTGCGGACGGCACGTACCCGCCGGGTTCACAGTTGCCCGGCGTCCTGGCGATCGTGGAGGAGTTCGGTATCGCGCAGATGACGGCGCGTCGGGTGCTGACGGAGTTGCGGGCTGCGGGGTTGGCGCAGATGCAGGTGGGTGTGGGGACGTTCGTGACCGAGTTGCCGCAGCCGCCCGCCGACTGACCCCGGGCATGACGAAGGGCCCCCACCGCCGAAACGGTGGGGGCGTGATCACTAGACTGCCGGTATGTCCCTCACCCTCCCGCTCCGGGATCCTGTGCGCCCTGCAACAGCCGTGAATGAGGCGATTCGGGCGATTGTGGTGCGGGCTCAGGGTAGGCCGTGGACGCATGCCGAGCGGGCCTTGTACGGGCTGCTGTTGGAGGAGTGGGCGGACGCGGTGCGGGCGGAGCAAATGGGCGTGGCGGCGTAGCGCCGTCGGACGGCCGCAGCGGTCCTCGCGTCGGCCCCAGAGCGCTTCTGTGCTGACGTCGGGTGCTGCTACATGGGGCGCGCGCTGGCCAGCCACGCACGGGACGCCCCTACGGTCAGGGTACGGTGACACGGCGACGCCCCGGCCACTGATCCTGGCCGGGGCGTTGCTTCACTTCGAGGGTGTTGCGTAGGACCGGAAGCCGATCCGTTCTGCTTCGGCGGCCAGCGTCTCTCGCCAGCCGTCCGGGGGCGGGTGCTCGGCGTCCTCGCCGTCACCTCGGTAGAACAGCCAGGGCTCCGAGTCCGGGTCGACTGCGATGAACTTGATGCCGAGCCGTCCGGCGTCGGCGATCAGGGTGTCGAGGGCGATGGAGAGCCCGCTGCGGATCTTGGCGTTGCGGACCGGGTAGCGGGTGTACAGCGTCCCCTCGGTCGAGACCTGCGCGGTGTCGGGATCGTTGTCAGCGAAGCCGTCGTCGGTGTAGTCGAGCTTGGCGTGCCAGCCGCCGTAGGGCTCGTCGTTGATGCGTTCGGCGAGGGGTGCCTAGGTGACGGTGATGCCGGTGGACCAGTAGCGGCCCGTCTTGCTGATCATGCGGTCTCCTTGTGGGGTTTGGCTTCGTGGTTGCGGACGCTGGCTTCGGCTCCGGTGTAGGTGCAGCCCGGCACGGAGCAGCGGACCCAGCCCCCGCCGGTGACCGCGGCGGCGGTGACGGACTTGTCGGGGCCGTAGCCGTGGGCGGCGAGGAGGCGGGGAACGGTGCCGCCGTATTCGGCTGCGACGAGCGCGGCTTCGGCGATCTTGTCGTGGCCTCTGGCGAAGAAGCTGCCGATGCCGGTCTCGGTGCCGCAGCCGCACCAGCAGAAGCCGGTCGGGATGAGTCGGTCGCTCACTGGGCTTCCTTGATCTCGGTGATGTCGAAGCTGAACGGCATGTCGCCGCCCGCTTCGTAGAAGAGGTCGCGGATGTCCTGCTCGACGATGTCGTCTGCCTCGTCCGTCTCGACGCGGATCGTCACGGTGAAGTTCTTCATGCCGCCAAGGTACTCAATCTAGGTTGGCATTCAAGGTGAACTAGAAAAGATACGTCAGGTGGTGACGTAGGATCCGCGCGTGGCCTCCTTCGACTTCCCCGACGCCCTGCTCGCCCTCGAAGCCCGCGCCTGGGCAGAGATCCAAGCCGGGCAACTCACCGTCGCCACCGCCCAGGCCGTGCAGCAAGCCGTTACCGCGTTCGCCGCGGAGGGCGGGCATGATCGGTACGAGGTCGAGATGGGGCTCAAGCGGGTCGTCCGGCACCCGGAAACGGCGGGCTAGCGGGAGCGGCGCAGCGTGCGTGCGGGTCAGGCTACTCGCCACCACCCACAACACGCGGACGCGTCGACATCCGGTACACGTCGGCAGAGAACCCGATCTGGCTGGCAGTCGGCTGCATAGCGCAGAGAGCGCGGCTGAACCCACCGAACGCTTCCACCGCGCCGCGCCGGAACACCTCCGCAGCCTGTTGCAGCCGGTCTGGCATGGCCGCCAGGGACGCGACCGTCTCCGGGCTCAGCTTCCTCGTCTCAGGGAGGACCGGCCCGCCCCATCCGGCAGGAAGCGGCAGCGGCGGGGGAGCCATGCCGCCTGGCGCCCACTCGTCGTCATGGCGGGCCACCTGGCTCAGGGCGCGGTTGGCGTTCGGGTACGGGCGGTAGGCCATGGCATCTCCTCTGCTCGCCACCAGGATGGCAGAGCATCACAGCCCGGCAGGCCATCCCGTCAACACAACGCCCCCACCTACGCGGTCGTTGAGTCCGTGATCAACCCCAACACCGCCAACGCCGCCGCCAACGACTCCCCAGCCGACCCATCCGCCCACGACCCCGACACCACCGGCCTGCCCACCGCCGCCGCCCCGAAAAACCCCACCGTGTTCGCCGCGCCGTCCAGCACATGACGCGTCGCCCCGTACAAGCCGTCCACGAACTCGACCTTGCCCGCCACCTGGCAGTTCTGGGCGTCCGCAGACAGCCGCAGATACGACCGCTGGGTCCCGTCGAAAGCGCCACCCGACCAGTTCGAGATCACCAGATCCGAGCCCGACGCCTCCAGGTCCAAGGCGCCGCCACCCCGCCGGAACCGATACCCCTTCCCCGTCCCCAACACAGCCAGATCAGCACCAGCCACCGTCACCCCACCGGTGAACGTCGCACCCGACAGCGCCGCCTTCCCATCCAGCGCCACCCCCAGACCCGACACCTGCCCCACCTCGACCGTGACCGGATCGCCGCCAGCCGCAGCATGCGACGCCGCGTGCGCAGTCGGAGTCCGCGCATCCGACAGACGGGAGTCGTCGCCAGCAGCCACCGTGCCAGCGTCGGTCCCCACATCGAGGACGGCCGCGCCGCCCAACCCGAGGTTGGAGCGGGCTGTTGAGGCGCTGGTGAGGTCGGACAGGTTCGCGGTCTTCTGCGCTGCACCCACAAGCCGCGGGTCGTCACCAGCCGCATACGTGCCCGCAGTCGACCCCACCACCGGCGCCGCCGGCGTGCCGTGCGTGTGATCCCCACGGGAGTACACCGCAGCCGCACCCGCCGAAGCCGACAGCCCGAAGGCGGTGGCCGCGGTCACCGTGTCCGACGGCAAGGCGGCCCCACCACCCGGCTGCCACGACACGGTCCCCTCAGACGCCTCCACCTCCACCAACTCCGCCAGCGTCACCTCCGGCACCGCTGCCGGCAAGAGCACGCTGTAGGCGCGGCCCGGAGCGTTCGAGAACTCCTCATCAACCCGGTACGTCCACCCCGACGGCTCGAAACCAGCCGCATCCGTCGCCAGCAGCTCCTGCGTGAACTCGCCCGACGCGCCCAACACCACATTGACCGGACCGAGCGCGATCACCCCATACTCCGCAGACACCACCCGCGGCACCGACGGCGTGAAACGGAGCCGGCCCGCATACACAGTGCCGTCCAGACCGCGGTACCCGGCCGCGCCAGCAGAGACCTCGACCGTCTCCACACCCTCGGGGAAGCTCATCCCACACTCCAGTTCACCGGCCGACCGCCTGCCATACCGTGACGCCGATAGCCGTCGCTGACGCCAGCGCGGCCACTGACTGCAACGGCCACTGCCGCGACGAGAGTGCGTCCACCTTCGCCTGCAACGGCTTCACCTCATCCTCGCGGACCTTGCGGACTTCGTCCTCCATGTCCTTGCGGAGATCACGCACGTCCTGCTCGGTACGGTTGGAGCGTTCTACCAGGACGGCGCACGAGGTTTTGATGTCGCCGATGTCGCGGCCGAAGTTCGCGAAGTCTCCGCGGAGATTCGCCAGTTCGGCCGCGAGAGCGGATGCTTCCGGGGGCGTCACGAGTGACGGCCGGCCGTGACGAGTGTGTCCTGTGCCTTTCCGCTGATGCCGGTGGGCTTGAGGAGTCCGAAGTGGGTGAGGACGCTGACGGCGAAGGAGACGAGGGCGAGGATGGCGGCGGTCTGCACGCTGTAGTCGTCGCCGTGCGGGCCCGCGTACTCGACCAGGAAGCCGTTCACCGTGGACAGGGCGAGGAGGAGGACGGCCTTCACGCCGGCGTGGGTGACGCGGGTGGTGACGAGGCCGACGAGGACGGGGAGGACGACGCTCACGAGGAGGCCGAGCCAGTAGGCGTTGTCGAGGGTGACGGTCACGGGGTTCTCCAGGGGGGGAGGGCGGGTTAGACGTTCGGGACTTTGAGGGCGGCCCATGAGGTGGGGCCGGGGATGCCGTCGGCGGCCGTGCCGGTGTAGCGGAGCTTGCGTTGCCAGGCTGCGTAGGAGGCGACGTCACCGGAGCCCCACGTGTCGGCGTTGGCCTGGGACTTGTACTTGTTGCAGCCGACGGCGATGAGCCGCTTGTGCATGGCCGCGATGATCGGCGAGCGGCGTCCGGCCCGGAAGAAGCCTGCGCCGGGGAACGGCTCGTACTTCGGCTTCGGCGCCTCGACGACGGGCTCGGTGGGGAATGCGGGCCAGGACAGCGGGTCGTTGTGGTTGTTCTCGGGGACCGCGGCGTGGGGGTACCAGCCGGGCTTGGTGGCCCAGTGGGTGGTGTTGCGGGTGCAGTTCTCTGGGCGGCCGTTGGGCCAGGCGTCCGGGACGCCCCACGACTTCACCCAGGCGTGCAGCTCGGGCCAGCCCTTGCAGGGCGTGTCCACGAGGCGCGGGTAGACGGCGGTGCCGACGCGGCAGTGGGGGAAGAACAGGGCTTCGATCTGGATGACGACGGACCCGGCCCGGTTGGTGCGCGTGCCGCCTGGGGCGTCTGCCAGGGACTTGCTGCGGGAGTTCGCGGGCACGAACTGTGTGACGCGGCCTGTGAACGGGTCCCAGAGCAGGTGGGGGGCGACGGCGCGGCCGGTGGGGTTCTTGCCGAAGTAGGCGACGAGGGTTTCGTAGGGGACGAGGTCCAGCGGCTTGGCAGCGGTGGCGTTGCGGTCCCAGGTGATGTGAGCCAGCGCCTTGGCGGGGCCGCCGTCGGTCGGCTGGTGGTCGCCTATGTCGAGCCGGGTGGCGCCCGGCATCCAGAGGTCGGGCATCGCGGGTCCTCCATCTGCCGTATGGGTTCTCCTTTAGATCGTAGCCTGGACTTGCTATTTGCCAACGATTCGAAGGTAGAGTCTTCGTAGTCCTCTCAGAGGGACCGGCGGCAGGGCCGTGTCCGTGCGGGTCGCAGCCCTGCCGCACCAACACCCGCACCCCACCCGCACAACCCGCACAGGAGCTTCCGTGGCCAGTGACATCACCCTCCCCGCGCAGCAGGGGCCCGGCCTGTACTACGTCTCCAGCGAGCAGCCAGACGGCACCACGACCGTCACCCGCATCGACCGGCAGCCGCCTGACGACCCTCGCGAACGCGCACTCTGCCGCGCCCTCCTCCTCCATGCGCTTGCCGAACTCGACCGCGCCAACAGGAGCCACCCGTGAGAGCCGTCTGCGCCGGGCTGGCGTTGTGGTTCGCGATCCTCGTCATCGCGCCCACCCTCGACGTCACCCTCACCGCACCAGCCACCGCGTGCTGGAGCAGCCGATGAACGACCTCCACGGCTGGATCACCCAGCAAGTCGATTGCGTCGAGCAGTTGATCGGCGAGAACGAGTGGCCGCCCAGCCAGAGCAAGGGCGTCCGACTCCGCTGCGAAGCCGACCGCCGCATCCTCAACCGGCACCGACTCGCCACCGAATGGACCTGGGAGCACAACGCGCCCTGCCACGGCTGCGGAACCAGTGGCTACGACGACACTCCCAACACCGACAACCTCAACGACTGCCCCGAGCTGCTGGACCTCGCCCACGCACACGGCATCACCGAAGAGATCCTCGCCGGACTCGACCAGCCGCTGACCGTCCGCCAGGAGCCGAAGCCGCGCGGCCCGCTCCCGGACACCCGCCGCGTCCCCGCCGCGCTGCGCGGGCCGGACTGGAGCAGCCAATGAGCAACGAGCAGGACACCGGCCTCCGCTGCCCACGCTGCGACTGCGCCGACCGCCTCCCGCAATGCGACCACTGCAAGATCTGCCCCCACGCGCGGCCCGTCGGCAAGGAGAAGAAGTGACCGCCGTCTTCATCACCCTGGGCATCGTCGTCGCGCTCGTCTCGATGTCCATCATCAACGCCGCCCGCGAAGTCGCCCTCGCCAAACACAAGGCCAACACCCAGCACTGCAACGGCTGCACGTGCGACAACAGCAAGGAGAAGAGCGCATGAAGGTCCTCGTCACGGGTGGCGCCGGATTCATCGCCTCATGGTGCCGACGCGAACTCATCGCACGCGGCCACCAGGTCCTCGTCATGGACCACCAAGACCGCCGCCAGCAGCTCGCCGACGGTGAGGAGTTCTTCCTCGGCGACGTCCGCGACGCCACCGCGGTGACCGAGGCCGCCGCGCACGTCGACGGCATCATCCACCTCGCCGCCGTCCTCGGCACCCAGGAGACCATCAACAACCCGAAGCCGAGCGCCGAGACGAACATCCTCGGCTCACTGAACGTCTTCGAGGCCGCCGCCCAGTACAACCTCAGCTGCGTCTACGCCGGCGTCGGCAACCACGCCTTCCGGACCATCGGCACGGGCTGCTACACGATCACCAAGTCGGCAGCCGAGGACCTCACCCGCATGTACAACCTCTACCGGGACGGGGGCCGGATCACGACCGTCCGCCCGGTCAACGCCTACGGTCCGGGGCAGTCCATCGCGCAGCCCTACGGCACGAGCAAGGTCCGCAAGATCCTCCCCGCCCTGACCTGCCGTGCGCTCACCGGGGCGGACATCGAGGTGTACGGGGACGGTACCCAGGTCTCCGACTGCGTGTACGTCGAGGACGTTGCGCGGGCGTTCGTGACGGCGCTGGAGCACACGGCCGTGAACGGGCCGACGGAGAAGCCGGTGGAGGTCGGTCCGCTGGAGTCCCGGACGGTGAACGACATTGCTCGCCTGGTCGCCGAGTACGCCGCCAAGGTGACGGGCCGGGAGCCGGTGGGGATCAAGCACCTGCCGATGCGGCCGGGCGAGGTCCCGAACGCGGTCGTCTCCTCCGACACGTCGACGTTGGCGCAGATCGGGATGACGGCCGCCGACTTCGTCCCGCTGGAGGACGGCATCCGGCGCACCGTCGACTACTACGCGCAGTCCTGGCTGCCGGGGTGGCTGGAGGGGGCTGAGGTCAGTGTCTGAGCCGGTTGCCCGCCTGCCTTACGAGCACACGCTCGCCGAGATCAACACCACGTCGTCGGGTCTCGGCGGCATCGAGGCGCTGCCCAGTGGCCGCCCCCGCGATCTCGACGGGCCGACAGCGATCGGTGTGCTGATGGTGCGTTCCAACCTCGCGATCGCCTCTGCCCTGCTGGCCGTCGCCGACGCATTGCGGTGCACGCCCGCAGACGGACCGGAGCGCTGACGTGGACGAGCACTACATCTCGATGGCCGGGCAGACCGAGGACACGCTGGCGTGGCTCGCCGCGCGCGGCTTCCTTGGCGCCGTCATCAGCAACCGAGACACGAGCGCCCTCCCGGTCCTGCTGATCGGCAAGCCCGGCGAGCACCCGGTCATGGCGGCGGTCGGCAACACCCTGCGGTGGGACGGCAACGCCCTCACCGTCGAGACCTGAGGAGGGCGCCGTGGCCCGCTTGCAGATCCTGCCCCTGCCCGAAGGCACGGGCGACGACCGGCCGCCGTTCGTCCTCGTCGTCGACCAGATGGAGCCGCAGCGCTACGTCGTGGGCGAGGGGATGGAAGGGCAGCCCGATCACTGGGACGTGGTCGCCAAGCGCATCGGTGCGCGCGGCGCGATCGTGCTCCCGGACACAGTCGAGATCCCCGCCAACGGGCCGCTGCCCCTGCCCGAGGTCGACGAGGTGAGCGAGGCCGACTTCACCACGATGGCCACCGCTGTGCATCAAGCCCTCGGCATCGACATCACCGAAGGCATGCCGGACATCGCGGGCTGGCTGCTCGCCGCCTGCCGCGAGCTGGAGAAGTCCGAGGCCGCGCGCACCCGCCTTCGCACCGAGCGGGACCGGGCGAACGAGGCCCTCACCCGCGTCCGCGACCTGACGGAGCAGCCTGAGGTCATGAACGTGAACCCCGAGTCGCCTTACGCCACCCAGGACGGGTACGCGCAGGGCATCCGCGCCGCCAAGCGCGCCATCGAGGACGAGCGCTCGCAGACCGCCGAGCACGGAGGCTGAGATGGGGCGCTTCCACTTCTGGGCCGCCGACACCGCAGGCTCGTCGTACTACCGGTCGACCCTGCCTGGGATCAGTCTCCAGTGGCTCGGCCACAACGTCAGCGGCGGCATGCGGTTGCCGCACGACTGGCGGGACCTGGACACCCTCGTCGGCTGCCGCGTCGCGAAGCCCGACCCGACCCAGATGTGGCGGTACTTCAAGCACGAGACCAGCACCCGCCTGGTCCTCGACCTGGACGACGACTACTTCCACATCGACCCCAGCAACCAGCGCGCGGCCGAAGTCTGGGACAGGGGCATGCTCGGCAGGCTGGCCGCGAATATGGCGTTGGCGGACGTCGTCACCTGCTGCTCCGAACCGCTGGCCGCAGTGCTGCGGGACTACGCGACCGACGTCCGGGTCATCCCGAACGGGCTGCCGGCGCAGTACCTCGGCCGGCCGCGCGACTACCTCGCGGAGGGCCGGCCACTCTCGGTCGGCTGGACTGGCACTTCGTCCACCGTGGCGGAACTCCCGGAGGCGGTACGGGCCCTGAACCGGATCGCGCAGTACGGGCGGCCGGGTGGGGTGCAGGTGCGGCTTGTGGGGATTGATGCGCGGCAGGCGATGGGGCTCGGCCTGAGTGGGCGCAGGGTGGGGGCGTTGGGCTGGGTGTCGAATGTGGATCACTATTTGCAGGCGTGTGCGGAGTGGGATGTGTGGGTGGCGCCGTACCGGGACACGGCGTTCAACCGGGCGAAGTTCCCGACGAAGTGGCTCGAATCCTCGGTGCTGGGTATCCCGTTGATCGCCTCTGACATCGAGCCGTACCGGCGGGTGATCCGGCATGGGGAGAACGGCTTCCTCGTGAAGTACGAGCATGAGTGGGGCCGCCTGTTGAAACGCCTCGTGGACGATCCGGAGTTGCGTCAGCGGGTCGGGATGACGGCGCGGGGTGAGGCGTCGTCCTCGATCATGCAGGCGTTGCATGTGCAGTGGCAGGCGGCCCTCACTGCGCCCGCGGAGGTGGCGGCATGAGCCCTGTCGATGAGATTCGTGCTGCCGCCGCGAAGCTGCTCAGCCTCGTGGAGCGCACGAGCGAGGCCCCATGGAGCACCACGTGGAACGCGCAGCAGTATGAGGTGAAAAGCCCCTCCGACCTCGACCCGATCGCCGAGTGGACCTACGGCATCGCCACTTGGGAGCCCGAGGCCAGCGCCCATCGCGCGGAGTGTGACACCGCCAACGCCGACTGGATCGCCACCATGCACCCCGGGGTGGGCGCCTTGCTCGCCAAGTGGCTGAGCACGGAGGCGGAGCTGCACGCCGACGATGTGGCGGCGGTGGAGGGCGACGGTGCTGGCGTCAACTGCGAGAACTTCCCCATGGCGCTCGCCATCGCCCGCGCGATCAACGGAGGCACGCCGTGAACGGCCCCGATCACTACCGGGAGGGCGAGCGTCTCCTCGCAGGCCAGCCCATCCACGCCGACGACCTCGCACGCGGAGTCGAGCCCGGCACGTGGCCGCCCACCCAGATGGAACTCCTCACGGCACAAAACCACTTCCTCGCCGCCCTCGTCGCGGTCCTCGCCGCCGACCGGTTCCCCGACAGCGTCACCTGGAACGAGGTACTCGGACCGTGAACATCCTCGTCACCGGGTCCGCCGGATTCATCGGCACCCACCTCGTCCAACAACTCGGCCGCCGCGGGCACCGGGTCACCGGCGTGGACAAGCGCCACGGACGCCCCACCACCGACCTGCCCGCGTTCCAGAAGACCGTGGACGCTGCCGAGCCCGACGTCATCGTCCACCTCGGCGCGAACTGCTCCACCAGCCGCAGCCTCACCGACCCCGCCCACGACTTCCTCCACAACGCCGTCGGCACCTTCAACGTTGCCGAAGCGGCCCGGCAGGCGGGCGGCATCCCCGTCATCTACACCAGCACCGTCAAGGTCAACCCCGGCGCCGACGGCCGCATCGCACCCCTCGGCCTGTCCAAGCGCGTCGGCGAGGACTACCTGAACCTGTACGCCGACCTCTACGGCCTGCCGCACGTCATCCTCCGCCCCTCCACCGTGTACGGCCCCGGACAAGACGGCACCAGCGAAAGCGGCTGGGTGACCTGGTTCCTCCGCGCCCTCTTCAACCGACGCCAGATCACCATCCACGGCGACGGCACCCAATCCCGGGACATCCTCTACATCGACGACTTCACCCGCCTGCTCATCGACATCTGCGAAAACCACACCGACTACCAGCGTGCCGAGCCCTACGACGTCGGCGGCGGACCCGACAACGAACTCAGCCTCCTCGACCTCCTCCACACCTGGGAGACCGACACCGGAGCACGCCCGGACATCGTCCACGACGAACGCCTCCCCGGTGACCTTCAGCGTGTGGTCACCGACAACACGGCGATCAACAACGTGCGCGGCTGGGCACCCACCACGAGCGCGCTCGACGGCCTTCGTTCCACCCTCGCTTGGATCGGAGAGCAGTGGTGAAGATCGGCGTCATCATCCCCGCCCGCAACGCCCTCCCCTGGATCTGGGAGATGCTCGACTCCGTCCAGGCCCAGACCCATCCGGCGCAGGCGTATATCGCCGAGGACCGGTCCGACGACGGCACCTACGAGCGACTCCGCGAGAACCCCCACCTGTACGCCGGCCTGAAGCGCAACCGGCGCCGGCTGGGCTGGGCTGGCAGTCTCAACGCCGCCGCGGCACTGGCGCTGGCCGACGGCTGCGATGCGGTGTTCACTGCGTCGGCGGATGACCGGCTGCATCCGGAGTGCATCGCCCGCTGCGCCGCGCTCCTTGACGGGGATGGCGGCAGGGACTTCGTCGTCCCGTATGCCCGGCAGTTCGGGGAGGCCGACCACGTGCAGGCGTCGCTCCCGGACGCGGGCCTGGACGACTTCGTGCGCTGGCCGCCGCTGATCGACAAGGCACTCATCCGGCGCGAGGTGTGGGAGAACCTCGGCGGCTACAGCCTGAAGGCCACCCCGCCCGGGACCTACGGGACGGCGGAGGACTGGGACTGGTGGATCCGCGTCTGGAAGGCCGGGTTCACAAGGTACGCGGTGGTGGAGGAGCCGCTTTACTTCGTGCGCGTCCACCCCGGCCAGCTCTCCGACACGCGCGGGCAGCATCACGCGGCGACCGTCGACCTCCTCGCCAAGCTCCATCCGGACCTGCCGTGGTCGGCGGAGTCCCGACGGTGGCCGCCACAGCACCGCACTACGAGGAGGGCGCCGTGAGCGTCAACATGCACGCCATCCTCGTCGGGCTCCTGTCCGTCAGCCACACCCCCGAACAGGCAGAACACGCCGCGCAAGAAGTTCTGGATCAGCACGCCCACGAACTGGCTGAGCAGCTGCGCCAGCTATGTGAGTGCGGCGGCCTGGGCAGGTGCTACTGCCCCTGTGCCGACGCCATCGACCCGAAGGCGCAGCGCGCCAGCACCGAAGGAGACAACCCGTGATCGACGGCAAGAAGGTCGTGGCCTGGACACCCTACGGACGGGTCCGGACCTACAGCATCCTGATCAAGTACCTGGAGCGCGACGTCCGCCGCGGCCTCATCGACGAGGCGTGGGCGTACATGAACACCGACCCCATCGGTCAGGAAGCCGACATCGCCTACGCCCACCAGCTCAACGAGCAGTACCCCTGGTTCCACCTCAAGCACCGGCCCGAGGGGATCGACCTCGGCAACCTGCCCAAGCAGCGGTATACGGGCCTGGCGTACCGGGAGATGACCGACCCGAACGCGGTCTACTTGAGACTCGACGATGATGTGGTCTACCTGCACGAATCGGCCGTGGAGAACCTCGTGCGGGCCCGGCTTCAGATGCCCGCCCCGACCGCGGTGTTCCCGGTGATCTTCAACAACGCCCTGTGCTCATACTTCCTCCAGGTCTGCCGCAAGGTTCCCCTGGAGTGGGGCGAGGTTAAGCCGTACTGCATGGACCCGATCGGCTGGGCGTCCGGCCCGTTCGCGGTGAAGCTCCACGAACTCCTCCTCGGCCACATCGAGACTGGAACCGTCGAGGAGCTGTACCTCTACCAGGACTTCCCCGTCCAGAATCCCAACGACGGCAGCAACGGCATGCAGTTCTCCGTGTCCTGCTTCGCGTCCCTCGGCAGCATGTACGCCGACCTCCCCGACGGTCCCGGGGTCCTCGTTCCGGATGAGGAGGAATCTTGGACCACCGTGCACCGGCCGCTCGCCATCGGCGTCCCCAACATCCTCCGCGGCGACGCGATCGTCAGCCACTACAGCTTCTTCACGCAGGGGCCGTTCCTAAACGCGGCCGGAATCCTGGACCGCTACCGAGAGGTGGCGGAGAAGCTGTGAGGACTTGCCAGGTGGGCGACTGCGCCCGGAAGCACTACGCCAAGGGGATGTGCTCGAAGCACTATCTTCGGGCCTGGTCCCGGAAGGACGGGACCGCGGAGGACCGTCCGCAGAAGACCGCGATGGAGCGCTACGCGGGCCTCGTGGACCGGAGCGGAGGCCCGGACGCCTGCCACCCCTGGATAGGCGCCGAGGGCAACGAATACGGCATCTTCTGGGACGGCACCTTCACTAAGCGCGGGCACTGCCACAACATGAAGGCGCACGTCTGGGGTTACCGCAACCGGGTCGGCTCACTGGCGGACGGTGAAGTGGTGCGGCACCTGTGCCACAACAAGCGGTGCCAGAACGAGCGCCACTGGGCGAAGGGCACGCCCCTGGATAACGCGCGTGATTCGGTGGCGGCCGGTATCCATCTCGGGCCGGGCAAGATGACGGCCGAACGAGTCGTTGAAGCGCGGCTCCGCTACGCCACTGGTCAGATCTCACAGCGCGCGCTCGCCGCCGAGTACGGCATCAGTGAGGGTCACCTCCGCAACATCGTCAACTGCCGCGTGTGGAAGCACGTCGGTCCTGTAAGGAAGGTCGCGTGATGGGCCAGCAGATCAGTGTCGAGGACGCGTTCCCGACGTTCCAGAAGGAGTGCCGCGAACTGTTCGAGAGGAACCTCGTCCTGCGCGCGCAGGTCGACATCCTCGAACGGCAGCTCGCTGCGGCGCAGGAGGAGAACGCCCGCCTCCAGCAGGCCGCCAGCGAGCCCGTGTCTGGCGGCCCGGACCTGGCAGCGGTGCCGCCATACCCGGACGAGGAGCGCGGCTAGCAAGGCCCGTCGCACGGTTCAGGCGATGCGCTGCCCGGCCACACCGCGGCAGGTGATGGTGTTGGATGCCGAGGCGGCGGACCATGTGGCGCAGAGGACCATGTCGTTGGCGGTGGTGGTGTCGCGAGTGACGGGCGCTGCCGTGATCGGTCCGATCGCCGTGTAGGTGGTCGCGTTGGTGAGGAAGTTGTGGGTGTACTTCGCCATCGGGGCCCATGTGCCGGATCCGCCTGTGGTGGCGCAGGCGAGGTAGAAGTCGAGGTCCCAGTAGCCGTCGGTTGCGCCCGAGCGGACGGTCACCGCGGGAAAGGTGACCATGGTGGTTCCGGCGGCGCCGCCGAGCTTACATACGAACGTCATCGTCGGCGTACCCGTCACACCTAGGGTTCCCCATGCTCGGATGCGGTAGACGGCGCCGGCCACGGCGTCGCCGGCGGGGATGGTGTAGGTGGCGATGGCGGTTTGGGTGGTGGAGTTGGCGAGTGTGGTGGCGGTGGAGAGGGTGGGGCGGAGGGTGGCGGATCCGATGGTGAGGGCGGCGTTGGTTCCGGTGAGGGCGAGGCGGCCGACGCCTGTTCGGGTGAGGGTGGTGTCGGCTGCTGTGGTTCCGGTGCCCCAGTAGGTGGCGCCGTCGGCTTCGACGAGGTAGCGGGATTGGGTGTCGCCGGTGATGCGGGTGGAGATGACGTCGTCGGTGGTGGCGGTGGCGAGGACGGCGAGGCTGGCGTTGCTGCTGCTGTTGCCGATGTTGAGTTGTTTGCCGGTGGTGAGGTCGAGGTCGGCGTTGAACGTTGAGCCGCTGTTGGGGATCTGCACCCAGGACGCGCTGGCGGGCAAGCTGCCGTTGGAGAAGTACGTCCGGTAGGAGGTGTCCGTCTCCATGATCGGTTTGCCGCTGTAGGGCGAGGACGGCCGGGTGGACGAGGTGCAGGCTTGGAAGCCGACGGCGGCGTCGAGCTTGTCGAGGTTCTGGCCGATGTCCTGGCTGTAGTCGACGTTCTCGGAGCCGTCGGAGGCGCTCTTGTACAGGCTGAGGCGGGTGGTGGGGGTGTCAGGCACGGCGGGCCTCCAGGGGGTCGAGCGGTCGGGCGGGGAGGTCCCCGTATTTGGTCAGCCAGCGGGTGGTGTCGACGGCTTCGCGCATGGCGCGGATGCGGTCGGGGTCGGGTTGGTGTGTGGCGCGGATGGGGGCGAGTCCGGCGGCGTCTCGGACGTCGATGCGGACGCGGCTGTTCTTGACGCGGTCGAGGTGTGCCTCGCGGGCGATGGTCGTGTTTTCGGCGGTGAGGAGGTCGATGCTGCCGTCTGCCCACTTTGGCTGCTGTCCGTCCTCGTCCTCGGCGAGTTCCATGAAGGGTTCGTGGAGGAGGATTTCGATGAGGGCGTCGGTGTCGGTGGGGTCGATGCCGTATTCGGCTGCACGCCATTCGAGGGCGGTGGTGGGCATTGTGTGGACGTGTGGCTTGCCGTCGCCGCGCGTCAGGGTGATTTCCCATGCGGGTGTTCCGGAGATCTGCCTTTGCCGTGTGTTTTGCACGGTCCATTTTTCGGCCATGGCGTGTCTCCTATACTCGGTAGATCCAGAAGTTGACGTTCATGCTTTGCGTGTTGTTCCAGGCGACTGTGAATCCGGTGGTGGAGATGGATTGCACACCCCATACAGTTGGGGTGGCGGTGCCGAAGTTGGAGGCGCGTAGGGTGACGATGGGGACCATGGAGGTGTCCATCGTCGGCCCATAGGTGAAAGATGCAGAAGCGACGCTGGTGAAAGTGACCGACCCCGTCCAGATTCCCTGGTTGGATGCAGGAACGGAGAAGTTTTCCCAGCGGCCGATGTGATATGTCTTGCCGGACGAAAAATTTAGGAAGTTTCCGTTAGTGGAATCGCTGGGGTTCCATCCGAATCTACCGTTCGTGGCGTCTGCATAAAGGTAGCCACCTCCGGTGGCGTCCTTGCTGTAACCACCGTAAAGGGCCTCCGGTGCGGCCCACGCGTACCCGCCGCGGGTCTGCTGGTCGCTGCTGCGGACGACATGGATGATCGCCCCGCGGTCTGTGATCAGGATGCGTGAGTGGACGTCGGTTCCGGAGTAGGAGTAGGTGCTGCTAAAAACACCAGTGCCGATTTCGCCACCCGCGTCGTAGGCATTCATTGCCGCGTACTCGGTTCCGTCGTTCGCGTAGAACCGGATTTCGGGTAGATAGGCTGCGGTGGGACTGATCTCAATTCGTTTCCCGATTGTTCCCGACACGAGCTGGCCGACAATGTTCACGCTGCCATCGGTCGCGTCGGCGAAGAAGGTTCGGGTTCCGGCGCTGTTGTACAGCTCGTATCCGCTGCCGGAGATCCGGGCGCGCGCTCCCGTGTCTGCGGTTTTGATCTCTCCTGCCATCACCCACGACGCGGAGATCGTTCCTGCCGTCACCTTGGACACGGTGAGGTCGGAGATGTGCGCGTCGTCGATCAGTAGCGCCGTTGCCGACGCGGCATCCGACGGGCCTGACTTGTTGCCCGTCTTGTCGACTGCGATGACCCGCACATAGCGGGCCGATGTCTCCTCCACCTGCGCGGTGAACACGACCGGGATCTGCGCCTGGATCATGCCCGCGTTCGCCGCGGTCTTCCCCACCAGAGTCGTCGCGTCCGGGGTGAACGTCGGCTCGTAGGAGACATGGACTTCGAGGTGGTCGAGGTCGGATTCCAGGTTGAACGTGCCGCCCGACGACTTGCCCAGCTCGTGCGTCACCTGCACTGCGATCCGCGACCCCGCCACCGACGGAGCGGCCGGTGTCGACGGCGGCAGATTGTCCTCGGACGCAACAAAAGTTGTCGTGCCCGACCACGATCCAACATTGCCTGTCTTGTCGACAGCCCGGATCTGAATGTCGTACCCGACCCCCGGCGACAGATCCTGCAACTGCGCAACGTTCGTGTCCCAGTTGACGACCATCGACTGCCACTGGCCGTCCGGAGCGGCGAACGGCTGCGCCCAGATCTGCATGTCCGACCAGCGGACCTGCGACACCTGCGACCACGTCGCCGGATAGATCATGTCTGCGTCGACCGCATACCGGATCTCGTAGTGCGACCCGTCCAACACCGTCGAGCCGTCCACGTTGTTCGGCGCGTTCCACGACACCACCACCCGCGCCCGCGTGAACCCCCGCGAGTCGAGATAGGCGGTCCCCGTGAACGGCTCGATCAGCGTCGGCACACCCGGCACGCTCGTGTCCGCATTCGGCCGGGACCCCACCGGCTCACCCGTGGACGACAGCGCCCGGTCGAACCCGCCGACCGTCACATACGTGCCAGCATCCGACGTCTCGATATGGTCCGTCAGGTCCAGCCACACGCCGTCCGCGGTCCGGTAGGCGACCGTGTACTCGTCGGTCACACCCCAACTGATCTCCGTGACCTGTAGCTTGATCGGGTTGAGACGCTGCCCCCGGAACGTGATCTCCACGTTCGTGTCAACGAGCCCCTTGTCGGGGTCGTAGGCGTACACGTAGTCGCCGAGCGCGAAATGCCCCTCGACGTCATAGTCCTGAATGTTCAGCCGCAGATCCTGCTTCGGCGCCACGAACTGCGACAACGCCAACTGCGCCCGCACCGACGCGTTCGCCGTGACCGTGTCCGACTCACTGACAAGCCGCGTCAGCTCCACAGCATTGCCATGAATGTCCTTGTACGAGGTCGCCGGGGAAATGTCCGCCGACCCGGTCGCGATGCTGGCGCCCTCGCCCTCGGCCAGCAGCACCACGCGGGTGGTGTAGTCCTCCACATCCCCCGTGAGATCCAGACTGCCAGGAACCCCGCGCATCGCCATGTCGTGGCCGGCACCACGGGCGACGACGGTGCACGTGGGCGTCGTCACGAACAGATCTGCCTCGGGGCCGGCGTCGAGGGTGCCGTCGCCGTTGACCCGCCACGACACCGGGACCGAGGTGGTGGACATGGTCTGGCACACGTACTGGATGGCGTCCCGTGGTGACTGCCACTGGTGGGTACCGGTGTACTGGCCTGCGACGGGGTGGAGGGTTCCTTCGGTGACGGCGCCGGATGCGGGGAGGAGCATGCGGATGGTGTCGGCGAAGGTGGCGGAGGCGGCCACCACAGCGTTCTCGTAGACGGAGCCCTTGCCGTCCTCGTCGCCGAGCCACATCGCCATGCCGACGCCGCTGATCTTGACGTTGTCGTTGGGGATCTTCGTGCGTGCGTCGTCCGCCAGCGAGTTCCCGCGGAGCACGCCGACGTATCGGGCCGCGGATAGCAGGTTGTCCCCCGCCTGGACCGGGTCGACGCGGCCGCGGATGATCGCAATGTGTCCGAAGTAGGCGAGGGCGTCGAGGGTTTCGCGGGGGATCGTCGGCAGCAGGTCGATCTCCCACTGGCCGAGCGCGTTGAGGGACTCCTGGACCGTCACCGGATCACCGCCTCACCGCATACGTCGCCTCTGGCAGACAGGCGACGTACATGTTCCGTAGGTCTGTTGCCGCGTCTCCTGAGACTGCAGAGCCGCCGCCGGCCGCCACACCGATCCAGAAGTCGAGGGCCGTCGTGCTGGATTTGATGACGCCTCCGTTGGCGTGGGCGGTGAAGGTGCGGGCGGAGCCGCAGGCGAAGCGGTTGCCGTCGCCGTCGTTGCCTGTGGCGGTCACGTACCCGGACGCTGCGAACGACGTGTTGGTCTCCAGCGTGGAGCGGTAGGCGGCGAGGGTGGCGCTGGTGCCGGTCTGGAGATAGCCCTCCACGAACCGGGATCCGCGGCGCAGCGACAGATCCAGCGTGGCGCGGCCCGGGGACTGGCTCTTCGTCAGCCGGACGATCACCTGCTCGGGGTCGTTGCGGAGCAGGGATGCCGAGTCCCACGAGGTGATTGACGCCCCGGAGCCCGCCACGGAGACATTCCACTCCTTGGAGTGCCAGGCCCCACCGGTGTACGCCTGCACATCGAGCGTGCCGGACGCGCCCGGTGTCACGTTCACCAGCCCGTTCGACAGCGCCCACGCGCTGGCGGGGACCGCGCGCTCGATGCCTTCCAGTTCGATGGGCGCGGCGGGGGTGGTGGTGTCGGTGATTCGGGCGCGGCCCTTGAGGTAGTCGGTGGGTGCGCATCCCCAGCGCGGTACTGCGGCGGCGGGCACGCTGCGGTAGACGGTCATGACCCCTTCCGCGGTGGTGCGGGTCATCGTGGTGGGGTTGGAGTTGCCGGTGTAGTAGCCGTAGTGGCCGATGGGTGGGGCATGCCAGCGTTCCCCGGACAGCCCGAAGTCGTTGAGACGCACCACGCCGGTCAGTCTCGACTGGAGGTCGACTTCGCCCGCGGTGCCGAGGCGGTCGAGGCCGATCTGCCAGTCCGCGGTCAGCACCTCGCCGCGATACTCGGTGATCGTGGACTGGCAGGACGTCACCTGGTAGTAGCCGTTCCGCTCGGGCTTGTCGGTGAAGGTGACCGGGATCGGGGACTGTGTTTCGAGGGCGTTGATGTTGTCGTGGGCGCCGACCAGTTGGAGCCGGGTGAGGGGTGGCATGGACTCCTGCCCGGACAGGTCCAGGCCGCGGCTGCCTGCGCCTTTCTCTGCCGCGGTGAAGACCTCTCGCAGCAGGGTGCGGGAGAGCTGGATACTGCCCCAGTCGTAGGCCATGGTCACCGCTTCCTGGAGTTCTCAAGCTTGCGGAGGGCTTCCTTCACGTCGTCTGCGAGGGCGACCGCGACCCGCTTGCGTTCGGCCGGGCTGGAGAAGTCGAACGTCCCGTTCACGCACACTTCGAGGCGCTCAACCGTCACGCTGCCGGCCGTCCCGCCACCGGTGACGAGCTGCTCGAACAGCTCGGTCTGCCGCGGGTCGAGGACTCGTTCCGGCTTCCGAGTCTGCTTGACGACCATCGTCGCCCCATCAGCAAGCAGGCCGCCCGAGTCGTACTTCGCGACTGGCGCGAAGCCCCACTGGGAGGTGAACAGGCGGTCGTTGTAGCCGCGGGCGCGGGAGCCGATGACCACGCCGTCCCCGCCGCGGGACTCGATGTTGACGCCGCCGATGGTGCCCGCCGTGTGGCCGACGCCGGCGTTGGTGATGCCGATCATGTACGGGCTCTTGAGGTTCCGCACCCAGCCGGACGGGCCGCTGCTCCCGACGAACGAGCCGGTTGCCCACCGGCGGTGTGGGCGCTCGCCGCGGATCACGGACTCGACCGCGGAGGTCAGACCACTACAGTCCCAGGAGGGGTTCCCGTTGCCGCCCCACTGGTAGGGCAGCCCGTTCTGGGTCCGCGCCCACGACAGGGCCTTCTGCACGGCGGGCCCGCCGACGGCCTTCTTGTCCTCGTTACCGAGGAAGGACAGCATGGAATCGAGGGCCTTGTTGGACATGCCCTTCATCAGCGACCCCATCCCCCCTGCGGGAATCGAGCCGATGAGCGGCTTGACCAGGGAGGCGATCGCCTTCTGCGCTGCGGCTTTGAGGCCGCCGACGACCAGGTCCTTGGCCCAGGAGGTGGCGGAGGAGATGGCGCCGCCGATCGCCGAGGTGACGGAGCCGACGATGCCGCCCTTGTCGAAGTGCTGCACCGGCCCCTGGTAGCGCTGCCGCTCTTCCTGCCGGGAGGGGTTGCCGCCTGTCTTCGTGGGGCGGTCGCGGCCGAGCATGGCGTCAATGCTCCGGTGGCCGCCGAGTTGGGCGACCTGCTGGGTGGAGAGGATGCGTTCGCCGGGGGTGAGCATGGCGGGGACGGTGTCGCGGTTGCCGGTGCCGGGGACGACGCCGCCCTTGTTGAAGCCGAGGCTGATGGCGGGGAGGGTGAGTTTGGAGGAGACGCTGCCTGCGACGGCGTTCCACATTTTGCGGATGCCTTGCATGTAGACCTTGTCGATGACCCATTTGACGGGGCTGGAGATCTTCGACTTGACGCCGTCCCAGATGGTGCCGAGTTCGGTCTTGAGGTTGGAGAAGGCGGTCTTCATGCCGGTCTTGAAGTTTGCGATCTTGGTGTTGATGGTGGTGAAGATCGAGCTGATCTTTGTGCTGATGCCGTTCCACAGTCCGTTCCACGTGTTGGTCAGGCTGGTCTTCAGCTCACCGAACTTGGTCTTGACGCTCGTCCACGCGTTGGTGATCGCCGTCCGCAGGCCCGTCCAGAAGCTGTCCCACTTCGTGCGCGCGCCGGTCCAGATGCCGTTCCAGGTGGTGATCAGCCAGTTCTTCAGGCTGGTGAACAGCTCCTTCGTCTTCGTCCACAGCGTGCCGAACCAGCCGAGGATCCCGTTGACCAGGTCGGGGACGATCGAATGACCGACGAGGACGTCGTACAGCCACTGGAACTTCTCCACGATCCACCCGACAACCTCGGTGGCCTTGTCGGCGAACTTCTGGAACCAGCCCACCACTGTGATGATCTTCGGGACGATCGCGCCGATCGCACCCGCCAGCAGCCCGGACATGAGCCCCGCCAGCCCGACAATCAACGGCAGCAACGGAGCGATCACCCGCAAAGCCAGCGTGATCAACGTCGCCGCCATCTCACCCAGCACCGGAATCAGCGGCATCACCGCCTCATACAGCGGCAGCAGCATCGGCGCCAACTGCCCGATCAGCTCACCAAACACGCCAACCGCAGGAATCAACGCCGTGATCACCGGCTTCAACCCCGTCACCAGCGCCCCTACCAGCATGATCAGCACATCGCCGATCACCGGCAGCACCGGCGCCAACGCCTTGATCACGACAGCAAGGAGATCCCCGATCGGCTGCAACAGCGGCACCACCGCACCGACCAGATCAACCAGGATCCCGCCCAGCTCCTGAACCACGGGCAGCAGCGCAACGATGATCGGCATCAGAGCCTTGCCCAACTCGGCCGCCAGATCAGCCAGGACAGGCCCGAACTTCGTCGCAAGCTCGGTCACCACCGGGGCGAGAGCGGCCAGCAGCGGCAACGCCGCCTCGATCACCGCCCCCAGAGTGCCGGCCAGCAGCTTGGCGATCGCGTTGACAGCCTGGAAGATGCTCGTCAGCGCCTTCTGCACCTCAGGCATCGCCGTGACCCGCCGCAGCTCAGCGAACACGGCTCCGAGCGCGCCCAGCGCGTCCCCGCCGCCGGCCGACGCGGCCTTCATGATGTTGCTGAGGGTGCCGAAAACATCGCCGAGCAGCTTCCCGAACTGCTTCGCGATCTCCACCGCGCCGTTGATTTTCTCTTCCAGCGCGCCCGACTCGAACGCCTGGCCGAGCTGCTCCGTGAACCGGGAAACCCCCGACCCCATCGCCGTCGTGATCCGCGTCAACGCCGGCTGCGCCGCGATACCCAGCTTCACGAACATCTCGCCGAACTGGCCCGGCACCTTCTCCAGGGGCTTCATGCTCTTCGTGAAGCCGTCGAACATCCGCTTCAGCAGGCCCTCGTCGGCGAGCCGTGTGAACGTGTCCATGAGGCCGCGGCCCATGTTGTTCAGCACCCCGGCCATGCCGACCAGCCCCGACCGCAGCGCGGGCAGCGACGCGGTGGCCATGCGGGTGAACGAATCGCCCAAGCCCCGGAAGAGGCGGTCCTGGACGTCCATGCGCAGGGCGGAGAACGCGGGCCCCATGTCGCGCACGGCGGTGACGAAGGCGCGCGCGTTCGGGGAGAGGCGGGCCATCGCGTCGGCGTAGGTGTTGGTGGCGGACGCGCCCCGTTCCTGGGCTGCGGTGACCGCCCGCTGGGCGTCGGCGAGGGACTCCTGAGCCGAACGCACCTGCCTGGATGCCGCGACCTGCGCGTCGGCCACACCCTGCTGCGCCTGGGCGAGGCGGTCCTGCGCGTCACGGACCGAGTCGGCGCCCTCCTTCGCCGTCTGCGCCGCAGCAGCCTGCGCGTCCGCCACATCCCTGGCCTGATCCGCGACCTTGCGCTGAGCGCCCGCAACCCTCTCCTGCGCGGCGACGACGGTCTCCGAGCCCTCCACCCCTGCCGCGTTGGCGGCCGCGGCCTCTTCGCGGAGCCGCTGGGTTTCGGTCTGCTGGTCCTTCAGCCGCTGGACGGCCTTGTCGTAGGCGAGCTGCGCGCGGGCGACATCGTCCGCCGACGCTGCCGCGCCCTTCGCCTTGACCGCAGCGAGTTCCTTCTCCGCATCCTGGAGATCGAACACGTTCTGTTTCTGGTCCAGCTCCGCGTTCGCGAGCCGCGAGTCCAAGTCTTCGAGCTGGTCGGCGGCTTCCTTACGGGCGTCGGTGAGATCCTCCTGCGCCCGCTTGGCGTCCTTGACCGCATCGGTCAGATCACGTTCGGCGTCCGCGACCCGGCGGAGTGCGGCCTGTCGGTCAGCGGCGGCCCGCACCTCGGCATCCCGCACATCCTCGGCGGCGTCCTTCACCCTGCGCTGCGCGTCGCTGATCTGCCGCGCCGCGTCCTGCTGCGCCTCCCGCAACGCCCGAGCGGACCGGGCCACAGCCAGATGCGCGGACGCCAAAGCGTTCGCCGCGGACGACGCCCCAGCAGACCCCTGCGCACTGGCCTGCGACGCCGCCTTGAACGCCCCGCCAACCCCCCGCAACCCAACAGCGAGGGCAGCGCCCATGGTGAGCAGGGAGCCCAGCGCGGGCACCGCCACCGCCACGGCAGGCCCCATCTGCACGATCGCCGACCCCAGCGACGCCACCGAGGGCAACGCCAGCAGAGCGGCCGCCGCGAGCTGCGCGAACCGCCCACCGAGCATGCCGACACCACCGGCCGCGTTGCTGGCGTTGGTGCCGAGCCCGGCAAGTCCGGCGAGGCTGCCGAGCATGCGGGCGCGGACGGTGACGGTGCGGTCGCGGGTGAGGAACCGCAGCGAGTTGGTGGCGGCTGTGGTGTCGGCGCGGGCTTGCACGGTCATCTGCCGGCGCCGGGTCAGGTTGGCGATGTCGTCGGCTGCAACGCGGGTGTCGACGTCGACACCGATGCGGACGCGGCGGCGCTGTGTGAGATTGCGGATCTCGTCGGCTGCGACGCGGGTGTCGGCGGTGGCGCGAATGTTGACGACACGGTCGGCGGTGAGACGGTCGAGGAGCTTCTTTGCGCGGTTGTAGGCGGCCTGCTGGATTTCGGGTGCGACGGAGACGGTCTGGGTGCCGGAGAGGCGGGCGAGTTTGGTCTTGGCTGTGGTGTCGTCGAACTGGGCGGTGAGCTTGACCGTGCGGTCGCGGGTCAGCTTGGCCAGTCCGCTGGCGGCGGCCTTGTCGTCCAGTTGGGCGGTGAGCTTGACGTGGCGGGCCTTGGCCAGGTTGCGCAGCGAAGTCGAGACGGCTTTGTCGTCGAGGTCGGCCGTGAGCTTCACAGTGAGCGGCTTGACCAGGGCGGCCAGCTTGGTTCGGGCCGCCTTGTCGTCGAGGTCCACGCCAAGCTTGACGGTGTTCTTCTTCGACTTCAGCCGGGCCATCGCACGGTCGTAGCCCGACTCGTCGGCTGTGACCTCGACGAACCCCTCGGCGATGCGAAACGCCCCGGCCATCTACCCTCCCTGTCCCACGCTGACCAGGCCGGGGAATTTGGCCCGGAACTGGGTCAGGCTCAGCTCTGTCACGTCGCCCCGTGTAGGGGCGGGGGTACTGCTGGTGCGGGTTGGGGTGCTGCTCGGGGGCCGGTCGTCTCGTTCGGCTTCGGCGCGGGCGGCCATGACGCCGGTGTAGGCGGTGAGGCGGTGCGCGAGGGCGAAGTAGCGGCGGGCGGAGATCTCTTGCTGTTCGAGGTCGATGCCGTAGACGGCGAGGAAATCGGCGTCCAGGTCGTCGAGGTGGTCGAGGACCCACAGGGTCTGGCCCGCCCGTTCGCCGATGGCGTCAGCCCACGGCGCACCGTACAGCCAGCCTCTGAGGGTGGTCAGCCACGCTGGGCTTTTCCCCCCTCCTCCTTCTTCTTGTCGGCTTGTCCGAGTGCCAGGTCCACGATCGTCTTCACGATCCGTTCCAACTGAGGTTCGGTGACGGCCTTGGACTGTTCCAGCGCCATGTAGGCGTCCTCGCCCAGGACGCGGATCAGAAGCGGCGGGGTGGCGAGTTCGTGTCCGGACTCGCGTGCCTGCCGCAGGTACTGGAGTGCGACGCCGGGGGCGATCTCGCGGGGGATCGTGTACTCGGTGTCGCCGATGTAGAAGAGCGGCACGCGGTCCTCTACGACGTCGTCGTCGGCTGCGATCCGGATCGGCTCGAAGCCGTCGAGCGGGTCGGCGGTGACGCTGGGCTTGGCGGCGGCCCTCTTGCGGGCCGCCGCCGTCTGACGGGTGGTGGATGCCATGGGTGGTACTCCTCGGAACGGGCAGGGTGTGCCGACGGTCAGGTCACTTCGTCGGTGATGTGGAACGGGGCGATCACCGAGCTGACGTAGTGGCCGGCGAACTTCACCGGGATCAGCGTCTGCTTGTCCTTCGTGTACGCCAGCTCGGACGACTCCGTGTTGAGCATGCGGCGGCCGATGATGCGGCGGCGGAGCTGCTCGGGCGCGTACCCGTCGAGGATGACCGCGAAGTAGTTCGGCTGCGTCGCCGAGCTGGTGACGTTGGGTTCGAAGCTCTTGTAGCCGGACCCGGACGCGGCGGTGCCGCCGTTGAGGCTGATGGAGAAGTTCTCCAGCGTGGCCTCCGCCAGCGACGTTTCGATCATGAAGTCCTGCTTCGTCAGCCGCGACCCGACACGGAGGGTGATCTGGTCGACTTCCAGCTCCGAGTAGGTCTGGTCCACGCTGAGCTTCACGCCGTCCTGGGTGCCGCCCATGTCCGTCCACGAGGACGCGGCCGGGGTGGTGTTGACGTCGGTGTCGGCCGGCTCGGCCGCCCCGTAATCGCCCTTGTAGAGGGTCGCCGGCCCCTGGATGAGGTTGGTGGTGTTGACGCTCACTGGTCAGCTCTCCTTGCTTCCGGTCCCGCCGGAGGTCTTCTTCGTGGTGGCCGGCGGCATGGGAGCGGCCGGGATCGTGGGGGCCGGGTCGTCGGCGAGGAGTCCCTGCCGCTTCAGGCTGCTGTATTCCTGGTCGTCGACTTCGATGGTCTGGTCGGGTCGCATGGTGGTGCGGACGGTCCGCTTCATCGGTAGGCGCTCCTCACGAGGGGGAAGGTGTGGTGGGCGTAGTGCGGGTGGAAGCGCAGCTCGATGCAGTCCTCGGCGCGCAGGCTCGGCGGACACGGCACGATCCGGATCGGCCCGGCCAGCAGGAACTCCAACTCGCCCCGGCTGTTGTGGACGATCACCCGGCCGTTCCAGGACAGGAGCTGACCGTGCGGCGTGTCCTCCTGCACCGCCCACATCCGGCTCACGACGGAACCTCCGTCCACGCGATGACCAGCCCAGGAATGCTGTAGCGGGCGTAAGACGAAGCGTCGTCGTGGATCCGCCGCGCCTCGCCGACCGTGTACGCCGACAGCACCTGCGCCTGCGAATAGCCAGCCGGGAGCGTGACCCTCTGCGGGACCGCCGCATGTTCCCAGCAGGCCGCCTCGATCGCGGACACAAGCGCGGCAGCCTTGTTCCACGGCGGCTTCTGAGACTGCGGGTTGACGGCCCAGCAGTCCACGCCGATCGCCGGATCGCGGAGCGGGACGTACAGGTTGGGGGTTCCTCCGGCGACGACGAGGGTGCAGAACCCGGACGCCGCCCAACTGCTGTTGTCCTTCGGCAGGGTCGTGGCCACGCGGTCGCCGACGACAGTCTTGAGCCAAGCCGCGGCGACGAGTTCGGGGGTGGCCCGCAGTTGGAGGCTCATGCCGTCCTCCGCTGGAAAAGAGCGGGACGCAAAAACGGCTGAGGCGGGCGGGCCGGCAGGTTGACCTTCTTCACCGGGTGGTCGGCGCCCTCCCAGTACAGGGCCTGCTTGAACCGGGGCGTGATGGTCATCGCGGGGAGGCCCATCTCGATGGCTGTGCAGTAGTTCACGTCCAGCGACCCGACCCGCAGGACTTTGCCTTGGACCTCGGCGCGGAGGGAGTCGTGGAGGCGGCTGGTGCGCTTGGGGACGAAGTCGCGGGCGTCGGAGAGGATGGCGTCGCCGATGACATCGCTGAGCCAGTCGTTGATCGCCGCGTCGACGTGCGCGCGTGCGCTGGGGTCGATCCGCACGCCGGATCGCGCCATGGCCGCCCTCCAGTGGCTGCAAAGTGGTAGCATTTTGGTTGTGGCTAGAGGAGATCGCCGGGAGTCGCTGAACCTTCGCGTCCCCCCGGAACTGAAGCGGCAGATCGAGGAGTACGCCCATCGGGCGGGCATCTCGATCAACGCCGCTGCCTGCGTTCTCCTCGCCGACGCCCTCCGCGTTGAACGGAGGCGCCAGGCGTGATCCGCGCGTACAAGTTCCTCCTGCGCCCCACGGCCCGTCAGGCGGTCGCGCTGGGCGAGATGATGCGGGACCACTGCTCGCTGTACAACGGCGCGCTCCAGGAACGCCGGGGCGCCTACCAGCACGACTCGAAGACCAACGTCCGGTACGGCATGCAGTCCGCCCAGTTGAGTGGCATCCGCGCCTTCGACCCCGAACGTCAAGGTCGCTGGTCGTTCTCCTCCCAGCAAGCCACCCTGCGCCGCCTCGACAAGGCGTTCCAAGCCTTCTTCCGCCGCGTCAAGGCCGGGCAGACGCCCGGCTACCCGCGCTTCAAGGGCGTCGGTCACTTCGATACCGTCGTCTTCCCGAAGGACGGTGACGGTTGCCGCTGGGACTCCACCCCGCACGACCCGCAGACTCGCGTCCGCCTCCAGGGGGTTGGCCATGTCCGCGTGCACCAGCACCGCCCGGTGCGCGGCCGTGTCAAAACGATCAGCGTGAAGCGTGAGGGTGGACGCTGGTTCGTCGTACTCGCCTGTGACGAAATGGACGCCGAGCCTCTCCCTGCAACTGGTGCCGTTGTTGGGGTCGATATGGGGGTGGCCCATTTCCTCACCACCAGCGACGGCCAGCATGTCGCCAACCCTCGGTTCCTGACTGCGGCAGCCGAAGACCTGGCGAGCGCGCAACGGCATCTGTCGACGTTTCCGACGCGGAAGCGCGCCCGTGATCGCTCGAAGGCTCACCAGGCAGCACTTCGCAAGGTGGCGACTCTGCACGCCAAGGTGCGCAGACAGAGGCTGGACCACGCCCACAAGACCGCGCTGGCCCTCGTCCGGGACCACGACGTGATCGTCCACGAGCGGCTGAACACGGTGGGGCTGACCAAGGCGCCTGCGCCGAAGCCTAACCCCGCAGCGCTTGGCGACTTCCTGCCGAACGGAGCCTCCGCCAAGGCCAGTACCAACCGCAACATCCTCGACGTGGGTTGGGGGGTATTCCTTGCGATCCTCGCCAACAAGGCTGAAAGTGCCGGTCGGACCGTTGTCGCAGTGGACCCCCGCAACACCTCCCGCACCTGCCCTGAATGCGGGCACGTTGCGAAGGAGAACCGCGTCAGCCAAGCAGAGTTCAAGTGCGTTGCGTGCAGACACGGCGCCAATGCCGACGTGGTTGGCGCACTGAACGTTCTCAGGACCGGGCTGGTCCTCTGTAACGCTGTATAGCCAGCGGTGCAGGAAGCCTGCCGCGTTCGCGGTAGGTGGAGTCACGGCCGCCTCCTCTCCGAAGGTGGTGTCTTACTTGGCCGCCCGGTCTCCCCGGACTGTGTGGCCTGTTCGGTTGTCGGTCAGGTGGTGCGGCGCAGGTCGAGCCGCAGATCAGCGGCCACGACCGGCGAGTTCATGGAGGACACGGCTTCGACGATGTAGACGGCGCCGGTGCGCTCGTCGCGGATGCGGTCCTGGTCGGTGATGTCGGTGCCTGCGGTGACGCGGCTGACGGCGTAGCGGACGATCCGCGGCGTCGGATCGTCCCTGGTGGTGACCCGGCGGGACTGTTCGGTGATCGACGCGACGATGCCGGTGTGGACCGGGGTGTCGGTGTCGGCTTCGTCGCCCCACGCATCGGTGGTCGTGCCGCGGTAGACGGTGATCGTGGTCGTCCCCACTGCGAGCATCAGCAGACCTCCCCGATCGGCCGCCAGCGCGGATCGTTGTCGTCTGCCACCGCAGAGGTGAGGTTCATGCGGGCCGGGATGCTGCCGGAGCCGCCCCGCCGCTGGATCCGCAGGCCGCGGTTGCGGCGCCACGACAGGCGGTCGATGCAGCGCTTAGCGAGCGGGGCGAGGATCAGGGCGTTGTCGTGCCGGAGCTGTCCAGAGACCTGGTCCTGGTTGAAGCTGGTGAGGTCGACGTTGGTGAACGCGTCCGGGTGCTGGGTGATCCATGCGGCCTGGTAGGCGACAGCCTGCTTGAGCAGGCGCAGGTTCTTCTCCGAGATCAGGCCGTCGTCGGATGCCTGCTCGGTGACATCCGCGAAGAGTTCGATGACGCCCTGCGCCTGTTCGACCTGGGCGGCGGTGGCGTTGATGCCGGTGTAGGTGATCACGTCGCTCGTCGTGGCCCACGTCATGACGGAACCCCCCGCCTGACGGACACCTCGTACACCCACACTCCGTCCCGGGTGGCAGCACGTCGGGCGTCACCGCGCGGAACGAGCCCGGCTGCGGCCGCGGCTTGGATGGTGGCCTGCCGGTGGGCGAGGTGGGTCTCCTCGTCCGGGCCGTCGGGCTCCGCGGGGAACGTTGTGGTGAAGGAGGCCGGGATCACAGACTCAGGGCTGCTGATCGGGGCCTGTACCGTGTCCTCGGGCCCCCGTCGGGCGTCGTGACCGGTGAGGCGCTGGATCAGGTCGGCGCGTGAGCGCGCGGTGCCGAGACCGCGGGCCTGACACGCCTCCCGCAGCTCCTGCACACTCATCTGCTCGTAATCCATCGCGTCTCCCACGCTGTTGGCCGGTGCCGCCGGGGTGGCACCCACCCGATCCCCGGCGGCGGTCCGAAAGGCCGGCTAGTCGGTGATGCGCTCCAGGACGGCTAGCGCCCGCTCGTGGCCGACTCCGAAGCCGCGGCGGACGCGGAACTTGACTGCGGTGTCGTCGGTGGAGTCCTGCGCGCGCGCCTGGTCGACCAGGGACTCGGGCTGGGAGCGGTCGCCTCGCTTGAGGAACTGGCGGTTGCCGTAGATGAGCAGGTCGTTGCCGGTCGGCGAGCCGGACAGGGCCCCGGAGACCTTGCATCCGCGCGACCAGGCGACCGTGGCGTCGAACAGCCGGTCCGGCGTGCCCCCGGTGCCCTCGATGAAGATGGGGCGGCCCTGGGAGTCGACGCAGTTACGGAACGCGTCGCGCCAGCCCGGCGCGGCGATGACGAGTTCGTCCGCCTTGCTCCAGTACTTGCCGGTCTCCACCCGCTTGAAGGTCGCGGACAGCTTCTCGTACAGCGACGCGCCGGCCGAGGAGGCGGAGAAGGAGGTGTTGTCGTCGTCCCACGACAGGTAGTTGTCGTCCGCGTCGTAGCCGGTGGCGGAGTTGGTGGTGCGCAGCGCCTTGTACACGCTGGTGAAGGGGGCAGTGGTGCCGTTCTCCGCCGCGGACACGCCGAGGCACGCGTTGTCGAAGGTGTCGGCATAGGAGATCGCCCAGTCCATGCCCTTGACGCGCAGGGTGTCGATGACGCTGTCGGCGTCGGCGAGGTCGTCCTCGTCCACGACGAACTGGGAGAGGAAGCGGCGGGCGGTGAGGGTGATGTAGTCGTTCGAGGACGCGTCGGGCGTGTAGGTGGTGCCCACAGAGACGGTGAGGCCGCCGGAGCGCAGGACGCGCTTGGTGGCGGAGGACATGGGGTGCGGTCGGCCGAAGCGCTCGACGGCGGAGTCCATGAGGACGCGGGAGATGACGTCGGAGTCCCACTCGATGGGGATCCAGTCGTTGATGATGTCGGTGCTGGCCACGGTGGGCACTCCAGGAAGGACGGGGGCTCACAGCCCGCACGGATGGTGGGTGCCCGTCCTGGGCGAACTGTGAGCTGTCCCGCTCGTTCCTGCGCACTGGGTGCGCGTCTAGCTGCGCAGGGCCCGCTCCGCGAGAGTCTCGGCCCATCCCTTGGGCTCCGGCTTGGGTGCAGGCTTGTCAGCCGTGTCCACCTTAGCCGCCGGTACACCATTCTGGCCAGAACCGCCAGTCGCATTGGACGTGGTGGACAACTGGCGGGTGCGCTTGAAGAACTCCGGCCACTCCGACCTGATCGCGTCGATCTGCTCCGACAGGCCCGTGATCTCGCCGTCGTCGTCGACCTCGACGTCGTCCAGATCGATCAGCTTCATCAGCGAGTTGAGGCGCTGCCCGTTCCACCCCGCCCCGGCCAGGGCCGAGTTGACGCCGGTGACGAGCGCCTTCGTCTTGCGCAGCCCCCGCAGCTCCGCCTCGGCCGCGGCCTTCTCGACCTGGCGGCGGATCTCCGCCGCGGTCGGCCCGGCCGGGGTGCCGCCCTGCGGCTCCGGCTCGGGTTCGGGGTCGTCGGCCTGGACCTTGTTGCCGGTCTTGGGGTCGATGCCGTGCTGGCGCAGGTACTTGCGGCGGGCCGCGGCCTCCGCGTCGGCCTTCCGCTTCCCTTCGACCAGCCTCTCGTACTCCTCGCGAGACGGCGGCTGCCAGTCGTCGGCAGGCTCGTCGTCCGGCTCCGGGTCGACGGATACGGTCGGTTCGGGTGCCGGTTCGTCGCCGCCGTCCGCGTACACGACGAACGGACTGCGGTAGGGGTGAGCCCAGCCGGGCATGTCGGGTGCCATCAGATTCTCCTCACGTGCGGGCTGCCGCAGTCGCGGCAGCCTGACGCCGGACACGCGCGGGCAGACCGCGGCGCGCCAGCAGGTCTTGGGCCGCCCTCCGCCGGGCGGCACGCGATTCGGACGGACGCTGCTCCCCGGCAGCGACCGACGTCAGAGCCTGGTCGCGCAACAGAGCAGGCAAAGTGCCCGGCCCGGTGTCCCAGTCAGGCATCCACGGGACTGCCCGGCAGCGGCAGTTCACGTGCAGGGGCGGGCCCTCGATCGGTGCCGCCGCAGCAGAGCGGCTGGCCGGGTCCATCGACAGACCGCCGGGGAACTTCCCGCCAGGAGCCGTGACGTGCCCCGAGTAGGCGGCGCAGCGCACACACGCCGTCGGCTCCGCCACCCACAACAGCGCCGCCCCGAAGTGGTCGGCGACCTGCGCCGCGCCGTCATTGACGGCCCGCTGAACCCCCCACGCCGCACCATGCCGCACCATGCCCGCAGCCCGCCGCGCAGCACCCACCCCCGCCAGAACACCCCGCCAGCCACTCCCCGCCACCATGCGCGGCGTCAGGAGCCGGCTCGCCGACCGCAACTGCTCCCCGATCCGGCCGGCCAGCGCCATCGCTGCCCGCGCCGCGTCGTCCGGCACCGCAACATCAGGGGTGTCGTGCTGCCGGCCGGTTGCGCGGGTCAGGAAGTTTGCTGCGTGCCAGGCGCCCAGCTCGGTGGCTTCCTCCAGCGCCCCGTCCAGGGTGCGCTGCGTCCGTCCGGGCATGCCCCGGGTGGCCTGCTCGACTCGGGCCCGCACGTCCGCGAGGAGACTCGCCAGCCTCGCCCCCGTGCCCGCTGCGGTGAGTGAGCCGAACGCGTTGATCCACCAGGCGAGGACGTCCCTCACCAGGGCGGCCAGTTTCGCGGCGGCGCCCGCGTCCGCGGTGTGCGCGACGCGATCCTCCAGCGTTCTGGCTTCGTCTGTCTGCCGTGTCTGGACCAGGTCGGCGAGCTGTTGCGGTGTGTGCGGGGCGGCCATCAGCGGTTGGCCTCGGTGCTGCCCAGAGTGGTGGCTGCGCCGAGCATGCTGTCGAGGATCTTGGTGACGTCGGTGGCTTCGATGGCGCCGAGTTGGACGCCGGTGCCGAGGGCCTGTACGGCGTTGCCGATCTTCAGGAGGAGGTCGGCGCGGCGGGCGAGTTCGGCGTCGTCGTCGAGGTCGCGCATCCATGCCTCGACCAGCTCGGGCGGGCAGCCCGCTTCGATGAGGGCGCGTTCGCGGGGCACACCGGCGTCGATCTTTGCGCTGGTGGTGGCCCAGCCTTCGGTGTCGTCGCGGTAGTCGGCGGGCTGCCAGCGCACGGTGACGTCGGGGTCGTCGTATCCGAGGAGGCGCAGCGCGAACTCGAAGGCGTCCTCGTGGGTGGCGCCCAAGCTGCGCTGCCGGGCCTGCACCCGGGCGGTCTGTGAGGCGCGCGCCTCGACCCGAGCTTTCCCGGAGATCGCGTCGCCGGTGGAGTCGAACTCTGAGAACGGAGTGGACGTGACCTGCGCCATCGCCTTTACATAGCGGTCGAACGGCTTCAGGTAGGTGTCCGAGTTCGCCGCCTCAAACTGCCCGACACCCTTCAAGCCTTGCAGCAGCCACAGCTCGCCCGGGTCGTTCCGCAACTGCGACGGGTTCCCCGGGCTCTCCGGATCGGCGCCCTCGTCGTAGGGCGAGTCGGCGTCGAAGTCCGCGCCCTGCATCCCCGACTGATCCACCGTCGGATCGATCAGCCCATACCGCTGCGGCAGACTCTGAAAATCGATCGTCGCCGCATGCGACACGACCAGCTTGTTGATGATCGACTGGGCGCCGTAAGCGGCATAGTGCTCGGGCCGGCCGTAAGGGCGGCCGGTGCGGTAGTGGAAAAAGGGGATCTCGCCCCACGGGTTGGGCAGGACCGCGTCCTGTCCGTCCTCGGTGTAGGGCTGCCACTTGTCCTGCTTGCCGCGGTGCCGGCCCTGCCACACCCAGCGTTCGATCCGTGCGGGATCCTCGTCGCTGCGGTGGGGGTAGTAGAGGTCGGCGCGGATCTGCTGGTCCTTGCCGCTGCCGTTGGTCCAGGACTTGATGGCGAGTTTCTTGCGGAGGGGGTTCTCCTCGTCGTAGATCACGCGGACGGTGGCGGCGCTGTTGACGAGCATGTCGACGTTGGCGACGTTCCCGTCCGGGTCGAGGGTGGGCCAGACCATGAGGTAGGCGTCGCCCTGCGAGCAGGCGCGGGTGTGGAGGCCGGGGAGTTCCTCGTCGAGCTGGTTCCGTTTGACGAGTGCCTTGATGTCCTCGTCGGCGTCGTCGTCGCCTGTGGTGATCGAAGTGATGTGGAGGCGGTCGGTGATGGCGGTGACGGGAATCCGCGCAAAGTTGATTTCGTCGAGTTCGTCGAGGTTCGACTTGGCGAGGAGGCGGGCGACCTTGTCGGAGGCGTAGATCTCGTCGACGTCGCCGTCGAAGTACGCCTCGGCTTTCGCGTAGCCGGGGCGGGCGGCGCACAGGTCGGCGAAGGCACTGACGAGATCTGGCGTACCGGCCATACCTACCCCTCCACTCCACGACACACCTTCGAATCGAAGGTTACGGCATGAAATGGCCGACAGGTGTGAAGGTGTCAGGTCATCTGGGGCTCACGGACCGCGTCGAAAGCTTCTTCCGCATCGGCGGCTTCAGGAACCGCAGGACAGCGTTGCCGACCGTATCGACGAGGTCATCGTTCGGCGCCTTCGGGAATGCCACCATCTGCTCCTCAAGCGCAGGCAGCGGCTCCGCGTGCATCACCCGCGTCGGGATCAGCTGATACAGATTGAGGAGGCGCTCCGCGCGCGTCTCCTTCTTCTCGCTGTTGGAGAAGGTGACGACTTTGACGGGCAGGTCATGGAGCACCTCAAGCCACAGGTCGCCCCCCTGGTTCGACTCGACGAGGATTGCGCCAATTTCGGGGAAGCTCTCCAGGATCTGCAGGATCCGGGCGCGCAACGGCTTGCCCTTGAGCTTGACGGCCTGCGCGAACTTCACCAGACAGCGCGCTGGCTGCGCGTCGCTGGCCGGCGCCCAGCTCACGACGGACAGGCCAGTGAAGTCGCTGGTCTTCTTTGTGGTGACGGCGCCGTCGACGGACAGGTAGGTGCGGGCGGTTGGAAAGGTGCCGTAAGTGAAGTCGCTCTCCGACCAGTAGGCGCCGTCTGCGGCCATGGGGTCGTTGAGGTAGTTCTTCCGGTAGCTGCGGGTGTGTTCGATCTTCTTCAGATAGGCGAGGGGCCACTTCGCCGGCCACATCGATCGTTCGCTGCCGTGGTCGTCGCGGATGATCGGCAGGTGGTGGTGGACGCGGAACTGCTGCTCGCCCACCCACGCGTTCATCTCGCCCCGCTCGCCCTTGCCCCACTTCACCAGTTGGTGCGTGACGCTTCCGGGGAGCGTGACCGTGCCCGACAAGACGACGCGGGCGTAGATGTTGAGCGGCAGGATCGCGTCCGTGACCGTCTTCAGCCGTTTCCCTGCCAGATAGGCGGAGTACGACGACTCGTCCGGCTCCACATCGTCGAGCAGTAGCAGGTCGGGGCGCAGTTGGCCGACCTTCATGCCGAGGCTGGAAGCGTCGATTCCCTTGGCGGCGAAGATGAAGCCGTTCGCCCGGATGACCATGTGCTTCGCATCGGACTCGGCCGACCCGGACGGCCGACGCCCCGCGGTGCACAGTTCCGGGAAGTCGCGGCGCAGCGCGGTGTTGCCGTCGACCTCTTTGCGGAAGGTGGCGAGGTGGAGTTCGGCCTGCGGCCCGGAGTCGGCGAAGACCGCGGCGAACTTGACGTGCCCGTGCGCGGCCGCCCACAGCGGGAGGATGAACAGCATCCATGTCGACTTGCCGGTGTCCCGGGGGGCGAGGAACGCGTCGCGCTGCTCCATGGGCGCGCGCGGTGGGATTGCCCAGTGGCGGGCGAGACGGACCCATTTGAGGTGGGCGTCGGCGAAGGTGATGTCACCTTCGGGGCTGCGTAGGTGGTGCAGGCAGTACAGGACAGCGAAGAGCAACGGGTCGTATTTGGTGGCCTCAATACGGGCGTCGCGGTATTCGGGGGTGCCGTCGAGGAGGCGCGCGTCGATGCCACCAACCCAAGCAGGGAAGTCGAACGTCTCGGCGTTCGCGGCCGGATCGTAGGGGTCGGTGATGCGCGTCCGGCCGACAGCGGTGGTCACTCGCCCCGTTCCCGCTCGGCGCGCAGATGGTCAACGACGCTGGCGTTCCTGGCGCGCATCTCAGCAACCATCTCCTGCAGGGCGATGTCCTGCTGGGTGACTTCGTGGACAGTGGCGTCGACCTTCACGGCGGCTTCGATGCCGGTGAGCTTGGCGCGCCTCTCGGCGTTCCTGTTCCTCGCGTCCTCGATCTTCACCAGTCGGTCGATGGCTTGGAGGACGGGGGTGTCGTCCTCCATCGGCGCATCGGTGGCGGGGTTGTAGATGACCTTGCCGTTGTTGACGACGATGTGGCGGGCGTCGAGAACCTCGCGGGCTTTCGCTTCGAGGCCGTTGAGGCGGAGGAGTTGGGCGTCGAGGCGCTCCAGCTCGATCCGGATGAGTTCTTCGCCGGGTTCGCGGATGGCGGCTTCGCGGACGGCGCGGAGGGCTTCGTTGACGGCTTGGGCGCTCGTGAAGCCGAGTTCGGGCATGGCGGCGATTTGGGCGGTGGTGTGGCCTTCGAGGCGGAGGCGGGCGGCTGCGGCACGGCGTTCTGCGGTTCGAAGGCTGGGGACGAAGCGTCCGTTGCCGGATCGGTCGTCGTTGTTGGGGTTGCCTGGTCTGCCCATGGTAGATGCCTCCCGCCAGCCTGTACCTTTGAATCGTAGGTTACGGCAGGCTTGAGACTTTGATTCGTTACCCGAGTGGGGTGATGGGGATGGCGTCCGACCGAGGAGGCCGCGCAGGCTTCGTCTACAAGGCGCGCCAATCCGCGTACCGCGCCCTGCGCCGACAAGGCGCCTCGAAGTCGAAGGCGGCCCGCATCGCGAACGCCGGGATCACCCGAGCCGGCCGCAGCACCATGGCCCGCAAGGCAGCCCGCACACGGCAAGTACAGGCTCGTAGGCGCCGCTGAGGTGGCGGGTGGGGTGGGGCCCCGGGGTGGCTGTGGCGGCGCATTCCGGGGCCCTGACGTTTCCAGAGACGCCTACCCCTTCGCCGTCTCGTGCCGGCCCCTGCTCGGCCAGTCCAGCAGAGCAAGGTGAACGACCCCGGCAATCAGGTAGGCCCAGCCTGTGTAGCGGATGACTTCCCGCCAGAAGGTGCCCCATTGCCGGATATCAAGTTCGGTGGCCGCGCCTGCGATGGTGAGGCCGCTGAGGATTGTGTAGATCGCGAGGGTTCGCCATCCGACGACGCCTCGACGCCAGGCGATGATGAACGGGACGAAGGTGAACGCGGTGAGGCTGATGGCTGGGATGCTGGCCCAGGCCCAGCGTTGCCAGGGGTGTGGGTACATGGGGCGTCTGGTGGATGGTGTCATGCGTTCCCCTGTTGGTGCGGGTTGTGGTGGCGGGGAGCGTAGACGCGGTGCAGGTCGGCGCGTGCCGGTTGTGACGGTGTCGTGACCGGATTGAGCGAGCAGCCCATGCGTGAGGGCCCCGTTCCGGATGGCGGCGTCCGGGGCGGGGCCCTCTGGCGTGCGGCAGGTCAGGCGGTCGGCGGGTTGCCGACACGGGAGGCGGGGTCGCTTGGGGTGGGCTGGCAGGTGTCGGCGTGGGTTTGGGCGTCGCGGCGGGCGAAGGGCAGGGACGCGTACCCGTGCCGGCTGGTGTGGCCGCCGGTGCATGTCCACGTGTAGGGCAGGTAGGTGTCGGCGGCGGTGATGTTGACGGTGTGGCCGTGGGGGGTGGGGATCTGGAGGACAGTGGTCATGGCGGGCTCCTAGGCGGCCGGGGTGAGGTTGTTGACGAACTCGGCGACGGTGGCGGCGGCCTCCGTCTCGGTGTCGTCGATCCAGGAATAGGCGATCTCGTGGCTGGGTCCGCCCCCGTCGAACGGCTCCGGGGAGAACACGAAGCCTTCGGTGAGGATGCGGCCGTCGTCCAGGAGACGGGTGACGACGAAGCCGGAGGGGGCGGGGGTGAACGCGGCGGGCATGGCGGCTCCTAGGCGGTGAGGGCGTCGGCGAGGAGGGCGACGCGGGTGGTGGCGGGGCAGTCGACGGGGTACAGCACCGTCACAGTGGCGAGGCCGTGGGCGGCGGTCATCGGTCGGCTTCCCGTGACGCAGCACGGGCGCGATAACGCGCCTTCTCCGCGTTCTTGCAGGTGCGGCAGAGCCGCGTGCCGTTCGGGCGTCGGTAGGTGTTTTCCGGGGTGAACTCGTGGCCGTTCTTGCAGTGGGTCTGCTCGCCGTTCGGGTGCCTGCGCTTGAGGTTCTCGACGTGGGATACCGCTTCGAGGTGCTGCGGGTTGACACAGTCACGCACGCGGCACCGGTGGTCGATCTCCAGTCCGTCGCCGATCGGGCCGACGAGCGCCATGTAGGCAAAGCGGTGGGCGTGGCCGACCTTGCTGGCGAAGCGGAATCGGCCATAGCCCTTATGGCTGATGAAGCCGGTCCAGCGCCAACAACCCTTCTCGTCGATCGCGACCTTGTCCAACAGGCGGCGCAAGTCACGAACGTTCGCAGTGAGACTGGTTCCATCCGGAAGGGCTACCGCCACAGGGGTCCAGCCCCGCAGGACCGCTTCGACTTCAGCGTGCGTGGACGGCTCCTTGCGGGTCTGGCTGGCGGTCTGGTTCGTCTGGTGCGCCGTGAAGTTGGTCTAGGCGGCCTCCGTGAAGAGGGCGGGGAGGAGGTGGCGGGTGGCCTTGTAGGTGCGGAGGCCGGCGTACAGGGCGGGGTCGATGGGGCCGTAGACGAGGACGTGGATCCACTTGCCGGTGGTGCGGTGCTGAGCCCAGACGCGGACCGCGTCGCCGCCGTGCGCCTTGCGGTAGGCCTTGGCGACGTGGCGGCCGAACCAGGACTGCTGTCCGTCGGGGAGGTCGCTGCCGCCGACGCGGTCGAGGAAGTCGCCGGTGCGGATGAGGCGGCCGGCTTCGACGTGGGTGGCGATGGTGCCGGAGAGGGTGCGGTAGCCGAGGGCCTTGGTGGTGGTGGCTGCGGCGCGGAGGGTGCGCTGGCGGCGCGTGTTGCGGGCGGTGCGGTTGCTGGCGATCATCTCGGCCCCCTTGGTCGATGCTGTCTATTTTCTAGACACTTAGAGCATGGCAGAGCCGGGGCCGCTTGTCTACTTCCTAGACGCATCCTGTCTAGGAATCAGACGGCGCCCGTGAGACCATGGCCGACATGACCGACTGGGAGAAGCAACTCGGCTGCCGCGCCACCAGCGTCGAACGCGCCAAAGAAGCACTCGACACAGACATCGCCGCCGCCCGCCTCGACGGGCACTCGTTCCGCGAGATTGGCGGGTGGGCCGGCGTGAACCACGAGCGCGCCCGCACCATCGCCATCCGTATCAACGGCGACTCCCGGACCCGCGACGAGTCCGAAGGCCCGAAAGCCCCACTCGGCGAGCCCCGTCTCGTCTCCGCGACTGAAGCTCTTCAGAGGCTGCGAGAAGCGCTTCCGCCTACACCCAGCAGTGAGGAGAGCAGCGAATGACCCCGCTCCCGGGCACGACCCGTTACCTGTGCCCGTTGGAATGCGGCTGGCACTACGACCAGCCGCCGCCCAAGTTCTCCGACCTTGACGGCATCGTCGCCGACCCGTCCGCCAGGGGCCTGAACGAGGCCATGAGCTCGGTTACGAGCCAGGCTCGCCTACGGCAGGTCGAGCGGACGGAGTGGGCGCTGCGTACCCACCTGGCCACGCACACGACGGAGGAGTTCGTGCGGACGATCCAGGGCCTGCGCCGGGAGATCGCCGAGCTGCGGGAGCGTCCTGTGGTGGGCGTGCGGCAGACCAAGGAGACACCGTGAGCATGGAAGACCTGGAAAGCTGGCTTGACGAGGAGGCCCCGAGCAAGCCGATCGTCCTCGCGCGAAGCGTACAAACATGCTTCGGCTGCCCATCCCAATGGGACGCGTGGACCAGCGACGGCAAGTACCTGTATCTGCGCTTCCGGTGGGGCAGCGGCACCGTGGACAACGATCAGGGCGAGACCATCGCCAGCTTCGACACAGACGACAAGTGGGCAGGAGTCATCGACCTCGACGAGTTCTGCGCCTGCGCTGGCCTGCAACTCGCGGACGACCACGAGCGAGCATGACGGAGGCCCCGCCCATCCCGGTGCGGGGCCTCTCTCGCGTGCGGGTTCAGGGCGTGGACGTGGAGTCCTCCAGGATCTTCCCCATGTCGACGTCCCCGTTCTCGTCCGTCCACCCGTTGTCATCCAGGACCTGCGACATCAGCAGCGCCGTGTAGTCGTCCTTCTTCACATCCTCGCACGCGTCCGGCTTGGCCTTGTCGCCGTCGGCCCGATCCTTCAGGGCCTGCGTGCAGTCGGCGACGACCTCGTCATACGACTTCTCCGACGAGCAGCCGACCGCGGCCCCGGCGAGCAGCAGCGTGGCGAGCAGGATGGTGGTGGTGCGGCGCATGGTCCCCCCAAGGACGGTTCGTGGGCGGATCGTAGCGCCGGGCGCCGACATGCCGGCCCGGGAATGGCGAAGACCCCGCCGGACGGGGGACGGAACCGGCGGGGTCTTCGTGGTGCCGGGCGCTACCCGACGCGAACCACCAGTGTGGCAGAGCGAGTCCCCTACCGGGTCCCGTAGACGAAGAAGGCCCTCCCCCGCAGGAACCCGCACCGAGCCCGCAGGGAAGGGGGCAGGGAACCCCACTGAAACCGGCTCTGACCAGCTACAACACGGACACTGCCTGCGCCTCCCACGCGTCCGCCGGGACCAGCCTCCACGTCCCCGCGTCCGTGCGCTCCACGTCCGGCTTCAACCCCTCGATCGCCTTCAGCACCTGCCGTTCGTCCAGGCCGGCCGCGGCCTGCAACTCGCGCCGCGTGCAGTTGCCGTATTTCACCAGCGCGGCCCGCACCTTCTCCTGGTTCGTGGCCCCGGGGACGGGCAGGATCAGGCGTTTCCCCACCGGGGCTTTCGCCGTCTCGCGGGCCAGGCGGGCGATCTCACGCCGGAAGTCCTCGCCGCGCAGCCACTGCACCCGGGAGCGGAACGGCCGCCCGTGGTCGGGGGTGTTGACGAGGATCTCGCCGGGCTTGGTGAGGCTGCCGGGGTTGTAGCCGGAGGAGCGGCCGAACACGAACTGGGCGTGGCCCTGGTCGTTCATGCGGGTGCTGATCCGGATCGCGTAGTTGCCGCGGGCGTCGGTCTTCCCGCCGAACACGCCGGACGACGGCTGCTGCGTCGCCGAGATCATGTGAATGCCGTATGCCCTGTTCAGGGCCAGGAACGACTCCACCTTGTCCGAGATCCGCTCCCCCTTCTTCCGTCCCTTGTCGCCCTGCCGGACCAGCTCGGCGTGCTCGTCGACGATGACGTACACCGCAGGCCGGCCGTGCTTGGCGGGGATCCATTCCTGGTCGCCGTGGTCGGCGAGGATGGCGCCGCGCTCGTCGAGCTCCTGCCGCATCCAGTCCATGAGGGCGTGTGCTTCCTCGGGGGTGGATGCGAGGTCCTGGAGGATCGGCAGCATCGGGGATAGCTCCGGGCTGCCGGGCTTCATGTCGACGCCGTACAGGACAGTGTCCGGACGCCCGGCGAGACGGATCGCTATCAGCCTGACGAGCGTGGACTTCCCGAACTTGGAGGACCCGGCGATCAGGGTGTGGGAGTAGGCCATCTCGATGGCGACGGGCTGTCCGAACTCGTCCCGGGACACGACGACCGGATCGAGGAACGTCGCACCGCGCTCGCTCTCGTAGGGCACCGCGGTGTCGAGGGGGTCGCCGTCGACGTAGTTGACGACGAGCTGGCTGGTGAGCGGGCCGTCGTCGAGGTGGAACGCCCCGTCGACGCGCATGGCGCCGGCCACCTTGGGCCAGCGTGCCTTGAGGGTGGCGCGGTCGAGGGTGGCCGGGCAGTCCAGGACAGCGCGCCAGCCGACGTCCGTGGCCTCGACCAGGCAGCCGGGCAGCTCGGCCTTGAGTGCCTCCCACACGGCGGTGCGCAGCTCCCGCTCCTCGACGGTGCGTCCGGACAGGTCCGGGCCGTCCGGGACAATGTCCGGTGCCGTCCGGACGGCGAGCTGGTGCGCGGCCGTCTGCTCGCGCAGGAGGAGGATGCGGTTCTTTGTGGTCTCCGCCTCGGCCTTGAGACCGTCGTGCCGGGTGGTGTGCCGGTACACGCCGCGCGCGGCTGCGGTGGCGCCGGCTGCGACGAGCCACGCGTAGAGGGTGGTCCAGCCGCCGACGGCGGTGGTGGCCCATGCCTGGGTGAAGACGCCGGCCGCGGCAACGGAGGACCAGGAGAGGTGGGCGGGCCATCCCTTGGAGAACGACGTCCAGGCGAGGCTCCCGGTGCCGGCTGCGGCGATGAGTTCGACGGCGGCTGCGCTGGTGCCGTATTGCAGGTCGGCAGCGAGGGCGGCAGCGGAGACGAGGCTGGGGGCGGTGAAGGTGGCGGCGAGGTCGGCTCGGGTGAGCTTCACGGTGGCGTGCTCCGGTGACGAGACGACCCCGCACGGGGCGGGGCCGGGGGTCGGGCGGGGTTAGAGGTAGGTGTTGCCGAGGCGCTTGGCGGTGCGGCGGATGCTGTCGGCCTTGAGGTCGGGGCGGAGGCGTACCGCGGTGTCGACGAGGGTGTCCGGGTGGATGTGTCCGGCCAGGGTCCGGACGAGGTCGGACGGTCCGGACGCCTGGTCCGCGATCGTCCGGAGGGGGTCCGGACGGCTGTCCTCGCTGGTTACCGGCTTGGGGGTGGACGCGTCGAGGGCGACGTCCGGAGTGGCGGACGGACGTCCGGACACCACGTCCGGACTGTCCTGGACGACCGTGTGGACAGTGTCCGCAGGCTGCTCCAGGGCGTACTTCTCGCGCTCGCGCTGGACCTTGGCGAGGGCGTTTTGCTCGGCGCGGCGGGCGTGGATCTCGCCGAGTTCCAGGGTGAGCCACGCCTGGGTGTCGTTGTCGAGGCGGCGGCTGGTGGCGAACATCAGGAGCCACCACAGGCCCTTCGCGAGCGCTGACACGAGCGCACCGAACGCGCCGATCCACGGCTTGTCGAGGAGCGCACCGTGGGCGAAGATCGCGGCCATGGAGGTGACGAGCGCGAGCCAGCCGATCGCCTTGGGGACCTTCTGCCGTCGGGGCTCGAAGCGCAGGACGTACTCGATGGCCATGGCAACGATCCAGGCGAGGTCGAAGACCCCGGCGATCATGTAGGAAGCCCATGCGGGGGCGACCATGTCGAGCATGCCGCCGACGCTGACGGTGGACCAGATGAGCGCGCCAATGACGACCACGGCTGTGGCTGCCCCGACTCCGCGCATGATCAGCTCGTCGGGGGTGAGCGGCGGGAGCTTCGCCGGCTCTTCGACGTAGTGGGTGCGTCCGTTGCGGGTGACCGGGCGGACGGTCGGGCTGTTCAAGGGGAGCCTCCGGGTGCGGGCGATCAGGCGCGGTGCGGGCGGGCGGTGCGGGGTCGGTGCGAACGGATTTGGTGGGTGACGTACACGCCGAGTCCGGCGATGGCGGCGGCGCCGGGGTTGTCGGCGGCCGCGGTGGCGATGCCTTGGACGATGGCCAGCACGAGGCCGGCGCCGAGCTGCGCCATGGATCCGACCGCCTGCGGGTGCATGGCGGCAAGGATGATCAGGCTGGCGATGAACAGGTTGCGGAGCAGGGTGCTCTGGCGGCGTGGCATCGGCGCTCCTCAGTGGTTGCGGCGGTGGTCGAGTTCGGTGAGTTCGGTGTTGATTTGGTCGTGCAGCTTGTTGGCGAGGTCTCGCTGCTGCGGGGTAGACATGGGGTCGCTCTCGATCTGGTGGGCGAGTCGGGCGCCGGCAGTGATGGCACCTTGGACTTGTTTGGTGGTGCGCTTGTCGCGGCACATGGCGGGCTCCCGGTGGTTGGTCGGATCTCTCCGTCCCACGCTCCGGGGCGGGGCGTGGGACGTGGGCTACCGGCCAGCCGGTCAGGTGAAGCGCTTGGTCTTCTCGCCGTAGAAGCCGTTGCCCGGGGTGGTGGTGTGGCTTTTGTGGATGCGGGCGTTGCCGTTCTTGGTGCGGACGGCGGGGTCTTCGGGGGTGGTCTCGTGGCCGCAGGCTTGGCAGGGCTTGCCGGTCTCGTTCTTGCTGAACAGGCCCATGGTGGGCCTCCTTTCGGTGGTGGCTGGGTGGGTGCCGGTCAGCGGGGCTGGTGGTCTATGCGGGCTGGCGCCATCCGCAGCGGCGGTTGGTGCAGGTCCACCAGGGGATGCCGGGCTTTTGGCGCATCGGGGCGCGGCACTTGGGGCAGGTCACTGGCTGTCCGTGCTGGCTCGGAGTTGGGCGTCGAGGATGGCGCTGCTGACGATGCGGCCGAGTTCGGCGGGCGTGTAGGAGGGGCTGTCAGGGCTGTTCAGCTTGTGGTCGAGTTCGGCTTCGGTGGCCTTGAGTTCGCGTTGCATCGCCTTGTCGAAGTTGGTGCTCATGGGTTGTTTCCTTTCGTGGGTGCCGGGCTGGCGGGACGGGAGGGGAGCCTGTCTGTCCGCCAGCCCGGCGGCTTAGTGGAGGGTGGTGTAGAGCGCGGTGATGGTGGTGGTGAGGCTGGCGAGTGCGAGGAGGAGTGCGGTGCGGGGGCGGGGCCGGCTCATTGTGTGAGGGCTCGTTCGAGGCGTGCGATGAGTTGGTGGGTTTGCGGGGGCAGCGGGGCGCGCGAGGGTTCGGGCTGCGCCGGGGTGGGCTGCTGGGGTTGCGGCTGGCTACGATCCACAGTGGACCTGCTCTTTCGTCGCTGTGAGAGGGGTCCACCCCTCGGCCCGGAGCGCCAACTCCACATGGGCTGAGGGGTTTTCCCTTTACCGAGTACGACCGTATCGAGAAGTATGGACAATGTCCACACCTCTCCGGGAGGATTACCCCATGCCCGACGCCCCCGAGCGGCAGCAGCCGGAGAGGGAGACGATGACCATCCCGAAACTCGCCGAGAGAGTGGGCAGGAGCCGCACCCTGATCCATCGGCTCGCCACAAATCCCGCCGAGGGCTGGCCGCCTCCCGTGTTCAGGCCGGGCTCATCCCGGCCGGAGTACGACGTCGCCTGGTTCGATCAGTACTGGGCGCAGCGGCAGGCAGGCATCCGGCAGGGGAAGCGCACGGATCTGGAGGGGCCCGGGGAGTAGCCCCGAACACAGCTGCGCCCCTCGCCACGGGAGATGGCGAGGGGCGCTTTGTGCTGTAGCAGCCCGGCGGCTACGAGCAGCGGGAGCAGCAGCCGGTGAGCCGATGGTACGCCCGTTACTGCTGCTCCTTCGTGGTGTCGGTCGCTTCGGTCGCTGCCGGGACAGGCGCGGTCCTGCCGGTCCGGTGGCACTTGCACCAGCGGCAGCTGTCCGGGCTGGGGAAGTGCACGCCGTTGCAGGGGCAGTGGACGGGGGCGGACTGGTTGACGAGGCGGGCGTCGATGGCTTCGAGGACGCGCATGACCACCCAGTCGACTGCGGGGTTGTGGCCTTGGTCGGCTGCCCTCACGGAGTCGCAGGCCTTACGCACGCGGGCGAGGGCGTTCTCGGCGCGTTCCCGACGTTCGGTTTCGCGGATGCTGGAGTCGAGGATCCGGGCACAGGCCTCGCATGTGGTGTGCCAGGTGAGGCGGTTCTCGTAGTCGGCGAGGGCGTCCAGCTCGCGCTTCAGTTCCGTCAGAACGGCGTTTGCGACGGCGCGTCGGGCGGTCAGCGGCAGCCACTCGCCGGCCGCGCGCAGGGCCGGTAGGACGGCGTTGAAGGCGCGGGCCTCGATCTGTGTCCACTCGTTGTGCTGGTCGGTCATCGGTTCTTCCTCCGTGCTGCGCGCTTCAGTGCGCGTCGGGTGGCGCGGTTGGGGCGGGGCGGCTGCGGATCGTTGAAGCCCGTCACGGTGGCGCGTCGAGCATGTGCTGGCCGCCGTCGAGGACCCATCCGTCGTTGTCGCGGATGGCTGCCGCGTACCGGTCGCGGCGCTCGTTGGACTGGGTGGGCGTCGGCAGGACAGCGAGCGTCGTGCGCAACGCTTCCAGCGCCTCGGGCGACAGGCCGACATCCACCGCCCACACCTGCGTGTCCACGTAGCTGACGTCCGGCAGGTGCAGGATCACGCCGCTCCGGTCAGGGTCGGGGGTGACGGTCGGTCGGGTCTCGTCGGCCGGGGGCTGGGTGGGCTGGTTCACGATCACTCCAAGATCAGTCGGTGGGGTCACGCGTCGGTCTTCGGCGCGATGTACGCGGCATGCCGGTAGTGCGGCACCGGATCCACCGCCGGGAGCAGCACACGGTCGCCTCCGTTGATCTCCTCACCGTCGCGGTGGTAGGACGGGCCGTCGGGGTCCTCGTGCTCGGCCTCCCACTCGGCCAAGCCCTCCACGGACAGGCCGTCGGGAGGGGTCTGGTCGCGGTACCAGTCCTCCGTGATGCCGAGTTGCTTGCGCTGCTCCTCGTCGAGGTCGGACACCTCGTGCTCGGTCGCGGCCTCCACGCGGAAGCACTCGGCCTGCGGCACGTGCTCGAACGCGTCGCGCAGCTCCTCCAGGCAGGCGACCATGCGGTCCTGCCAGGCGATCGGCATGCACTGCATCAACGTGCGGTTCAGCACCTGGTAGTTGCTGTAGCTGAGGCTGAACCAGCCGTGGATCGGGCCGGACATGCGGTTGTGCGGGGTGTCGGGGATGGGCTGCTGGGGCATGATCGGTTCCTCTCGGTACGGTGGTGGGCACGGCCGCTCCGGACACACCCCGGAGCAGCCGGCTGCGTGCGGTCACGCGGCGGCGGCCTGCTGGCCGAGGATGTGCTCGGCCGCGCGCTCCCCGATCCACCGCGAGTAGGCGGGAGGGATGGCCTCGCAGACTTCGCGGATGCCGAGCTTGATGTCGCCGCCGGCCGGGACCTTGATCCACGGCATGCCCATGGCGTCGCAGGCCGCGTTCTGCCACGCCCGGGAGTGCCGGCCGCCGTGGATGGACATGAACGGCTTCTCCGGTGTGGGCAGGTAGCCGTTCCTCGCGCACCGCTCGACGTGCTTGGGGTGGGCGGGCGCGGGCAGGTCCCAGTTCGTCTCGAACAGCCGGTGCCGGTACACGCGCAGACCGAACATCGGCCCGCACAGCAGCGCCGGATCCCGGAGTTCGGGTGCCGCGGCTTCCACGTTCTCGATCACGTAGGGCAGGCCGGCCGCCTCGAACGCGGCCCGGGTCGGGGCGATCAGGTCGGGATAGGTCTTGTGGTTGTAGGCGTTGAGCGGCGTGTACGCCTGGCAGGGCGGGGAGCCGTGGCCTAGGTCGTACTCGTGGCCGTGGGCGCGGATGTACTCGACGGCGTCGGCCTGGACGAACGTGAACGGGTAGTTGGGCTGGGGTTGGATATCGACGCCGACGACGTCGAAGCCGGCGAGCCAGTAGCCCATGGCCATGCCGCCGGCGCAGCAGTAGGTGTCGAGGACGGTGAGCCCGTTCGGGACGCGGGCGGGCGGGGTCATGCCGGGTCCTGGGTGGCGCCGGCGGCAACAGCGGCAGGGGCGGTCGTGTTGTGCGGGCAGTCGGTCCAGGCGACGACCGAGGGCAGGTCTTCAGGGCGGCCGTTGGCGGCGGTGCAGGCCGGGCAGATCTCCATCTCGCGGAGGTGGGTGCAGGTGTCGAGGTTGGGGACCTCGTTGCCGTCGTCGGTGACGTAGTCGTCGCATTCGCGTTCGACGCATGCGAGGCCGCCGACCTGGACGGTCTCGGGCTGATGGGCAGGCCTTTCGGGCATGGGCTTGTCCTTTCGGCGGGGGCGGATGCGACAGGCGGACCAGGGGACGAACTCCCCGTGGTCCTCGGAGCATTCGGCGCAGGCGTCACCGGCGGGGGTGTCGAGGCAGACGCGGGCGTCCTGGGGGCTCCAGACGTGGCGGTTGCTCCAGGCGTCCCACTCGTCGGTGGTGTCGTCGGGCTCGGGCCCGTTGGGGCATTCGCTGGGCTCGCATTCCCAGAACCAGGGCTCGGGCCGGTGGCCGTCTGTCGTGTTCATGGTGTCCGTTCTGTGGTGATGGATGGCATGCACGGAAAAGGGGGGCGGTGGTGTCGTTGGTTGGGGGTGGGTGTGGTGTGTGGTGGTCTTGTTGGTTTCCGCTGGTCAGGGGGCGGACCTGCTCGCAGTGGCGGACATGGGCTCGGTGCTGGTCGCGGTAGCCGGCGGCGAGCCAGGTGAAGACGACCGCGCCGGTGATGCCGGGTATGGCGGCGGGTGTGCCCCAGGGGATGGCGGTGAGGGCGAGGGTGAGGCTGGCGGTGGCGGCGGTCCAGCAGGTTCGGGCTTTGGCGCGGGCGGTCACGGTCGGGACTCCGGGCCGACGCTGTGCGGGGTCGCGCCGATGGCGGTGTCGTTCCACACGGTGCGCCCGACCGGGCCGCGGGCGCTGACGTGGTACTCGCCGTACTCGCCGTGCCCGGAGCGGTGCCAGGCGCGGAGGACACAGTGCAGGACACCGTCGTGGTACTCGCTGTCGAGGGTGGCGGTGCAGGGTGGGATGTTGGCGTGAGCCTCGGCAACGTGCTTGTCGGTCTGGCTCGGGTCTTGGGGTTCGTCGCAGTGGGGGCAGGTCTCGGGGACGTAGCTGGCGGGGCACGTGTTGGCCTTTCGGGTCGGGCGAGCAGCGGGTGCAGTGGCGCCCCTGGCGTCTTCGCGGGCGCAGAGCAGGAGGAACAGGTCGCGGGCCCGGTCGGCCCACATGTCGGCCGTGGCCTGGGCGCGTTCGTATTGGGCGCGGATGGCGTCGGTGCTCGCGCGGGCCACGAAGTCGTGGTCGAGGTGGGCCATGGCAGGTCTCCTGGTGGTGGGGCCGCCCCGGGTGGGGGCGGCCGACGGGCGGGGTCAGGCAGGGGTCTGGAATGTCCACCAGCCGTCGTAGCCGGGCGGGGTGGACGGGTAGTCGGCAAGCATCGGCCGGAGGGTCGCAAGGTGCTGCGCCTGGACGTCGAGGTCTTCGGCTCCCCAGTAGCCGACTCCGTCCCACCGTCCGTGGCAGTCGCCGCCGTACCGTCCGTCCAGACCCGCGGCAAGGACCGCCCGCGGGTCCTCGAGGTTCAGCGGCTCGGGCAGGTAGTGGCTGAACAGCATCATCGTTCCGATGCAGGCCCGGGTGACGCCGTCCTTGCGCCGGTACCAGACGGCGTTGGCGGAGCCGCTGAAGGCGTGGAGGTCGCCGCGCGGGTGCTGCTTGCCGGTGACGGTGGACAGGTCAATGGCGTAGGGCTTGCGGCTGATGAGGAAGCGGGTCTCACGGATCACGGTGTCTCCTGCTGGTCGAAAGCCTCTGAGTGGCTCTGTGAGGGCCGTTCCGGGGGCGGTGCGGGAAAACCCCCACCAACGCCCCGTGAGGCCGCCTGGCAACAACCCCGAGGGCGAGACGGGCCTGTTGCGGGCGGAGCGGTGGGCGGCACGGGAGTTGAGCGAAGCCGCAGGCGCCCGCCTGGCGCGCCCGTGGCGGGCTGAACCTCCGCCGGTGCGTTCGCGGGGACTTCGGCCGCGAGAGGGGCGCTGAGGGCTTTCCTCGCCCCCACCCGCCGTCGTTCCCGCCAGTCGATCCACGCCCCCACCGGCACGAGGACCGCGAACGCCCCGGCCGCGACCATGCAGGCGGCGATCACGGCCGGGAGACAGGCCGGCAGGGTCGTCACGGGGCGGCCGGGCCTGGGCAGGTCCACGGGTGGCTGAGCATGTCGAAGCCCCGCTCTTGGCAGGCCGGGCAGTCCTCCGCGTTCCCGCCAACGTGCCGCGTCTCCTGGGTGTCGGGCTGCTCCCCGACAACGGGCTCGATGCGGTGGCGGACGATGATGCCGGGCCCGGTGTCGATCCCGTCGTCGTGGCGCTCCACCAACTCGAACCAGGCGTCGTAGCCGTCCGGCAGTGGGGTGGCGGTGCCCCAGGGCTCCCACTCCAGGCGGCCGGTCACCTCGGCCTTCGACCGCATCCATGCCTCGGCGGCGCCCGTCGCTGCGTCTTGGTCGTTGGCGTAGCCGATCAGGTAGTCGGAGACGTTGCCGGGCTCGTAGACGGCTTCCCAGGCGGGGAGCAGGTCGGCGATGATCGCGTCCCGGCTGCCGTCCTGCGTCTCGGCGGGTTGTTCCTCGGCAGCCATCCGACGCAGCAGGTCCAGCGCCGCCTCGTCCTCCGCACCGAACTCGTCACCGCGCGAGGCCATCTCGTCGGCGGCCAGGTCCAGGGCGAAGGTCAGGAACTGCCGCTCGGTGGCGGACAGTGCGGTTTCGTGGAGCAGCGCGGCCCGACCGGAAGACGAGACGACGGGCGGGGCGGCGCGCTCCTCGGCCAGCAGCGCATCGATGTTCGCCTCCGCGCGGGCCGTGCTCAGCCCCGACTGCTGGAGGTACGCGACGAGTCGGGCACGGACGGTCAGGCGGGCGGTCTCGGGGTTCATGGCGGTCACCGGTCCTGCTCGAAGTTGACGGTCGCCAGCGACGCGAGTTCGTCGGCGTGACGGCGCTGCATCGCGTACAGCTCCCGCTCGTGCGGGTGGCACAGGGCGAGCGCACCCCAGCCGGGCCGCATCTTCGGGACCCAGGCCGCGCCGTAGCCTCCGCACGAGTTGCAGCGCAGGTTCCAGCCCATCCGCCCAGCGGCGGCGGCTTCCTCGGCGGTCGGCAGGGGCGGCCCGAACGGGTCGCGGGCGGTTTCGGTGGTGCTGGTCATCGGGGGTCCTTCCGTGATGGGGTGGGGGCACGGCCGCCCGGAATACGCCTCCGGGCGGCCGGCATGCGTGGGTGGTCACGCGGCTTGGTCGACGTGCAGCGCCAGGAACTGGTGGCCGATCCACTCGGAGTAGGCGGGCGGCACGGCTTGGCGGCCCTCGGTCTTGTTCATCCACGTGCAGCCCATCGCGTCCGCATAGGCGCGTTCGTCCTTGTGCTCGAACGCCATGAGCTTCCGGGCGCCCTTCGGGTGCCAGCAGGGCGGGAGCAGCTCCCCGCCGCCGCCCCACGACGTCTCGAAGACGCGGTGCCGACGGACGTTCAGGCCGAACTGGGAGCCGCACAGGATGTAATCCGGGCGCAGCGTCCCGTCCCACGCGGCTTCGGGAACGTTCTCGATGACCCACGGCCGGCCGGACGCCCGCTGAAGCTTCTTGCCGGGGGTGATCAGGTCGGGGTGGTTCTCCCGGCTGCCGCGCCACGCGGTGACCCGCGCCTTGGTCTGGCACGGCCAGGAGGCGTGGACGATCGCGTACCGCTCGACCTCGCCCGACTCGGTTATGGCGGCCAGGTATTCCAGGGCGTCGGCCTGGTGGAACTCGAACGGGTAGTTCGGCATGGGGAACTTGTCGACCCCGACGACGTCGAACCCGGCAAGCCAGTAGCCCCAGGAGAGGCCGCCGGCGCCGCAGCAGAGGTCGAGAACGGTGAGCCCGTTCGGGACGCGGGCGGATGCGCGGGCGGTCATTCCGGGTCCTGGGTGGTGCCGGCGGCAGCAGCGGCAGGGGCGGGCTCCAGGAGCGGCTCCCAGACGGCGCGCATCGTGGCCGCACAGTCGGCGAGGAACGCGCGCACTGCGGGTTCGTCGGCCTCCGTGACAGGGATCTGCTTCGACAGCAGCCACGCCTTGCGTTGGAGGACGAAAAACAGCAGCAGGTACTCGTCGCCGTCCCAGCCGTGGTGGCCGGGCTTGCGCCAGTCCCAGCGGATGAGGAAGTTCATGTCGCGGTCGCCGTCGACGAACCCTGTCTCGGCGGTGAAGTCCTGCCAGGAGGCGAAGTGCTCGTGCTGGCCGGTCTTGAAGAAGTTCCCTTCTGAGCAGTAGTACGGGTGATCGACTTCCCACAGGTGGGCGTCTGTCGTGTTCATGGTGTCCGTTCTGTGGTGATGGATGGCATGCACGGAAAAGGGGGGCGGTGGTGTCGTTGGTTGGGGGTGGGTGTGGTGTGTGGTGGTCTTGTTGGTTTCCGCTGGTCAGGGGGCGGGGGTGCCGCTGCCGGGGCAGGGGTGGCCGTGGGGTCCGTGTCGGCGGATGCGGCCGGCCAGGGTGATCAGGTGGCGGACGCAGCAGGCCGGGCATGCGGCCCGGTCACGGGAGGGCGGTTGGGGTTCGCCGCCGCGGGGGACGTGGAGGCCCCAGCCGGATGTTGTGAGGTATTCGGCGGCGCGTTCTGCTGCTCCGTGGGGGGTTTGCTGGTGGCTGGGGGTGGTGAGGCGGTAGTCGTCCAGGGCCGCCGCGATGACGGCGATCGCCGCGGGCGGGATGACGGTCACAGCTCGTGCTCCTTGATGAATTCCTCTTCCTCGGCGGCGTCAGCGTCGAAGCAGCGGACGCAGAGCCGGTAGTTCGGCAGGCCCTCGATACGGCGGGTGCACCAGTGGTCGCCCTGGTCCTCGATCTCCGCGATCAGTCGGGCGGCTTCGATGAGGTCGACGCGGCCGAGGGTGTCGATGCAGTCGTGGTCGGGCTTGCGGGGGAAGAGAGGGCGGGTCTGTCGGCAGCGGCGGCACTTGCCTTCGGCGGGCGGGGCGACGGTCATGCGGCTTGTCCCTTCTGGACAGGGGCGGTGCGGCGTTTGGCTTCGGCGATGAGTGCGAGGAGAGCGGGCCGGCATGCGGCGGTGTTGATGGCGCCGGTGCAGTCGGTGGCCGGTGGGATGTAGCCGGTCCAGACGTCGGGCCGGGCGTGGTTGATGGGTGGCTTGGTGAGCTGTTCGGCGAGGTCGGGGTGGCGGAGGACGAGGGCGCGCCGATGGGCGGCGGCGCGTTGGGCGTCGGCCATCTGGGTCTTGATGAATCGGCCGGCGTCGTTCTCGGCCATGAGGGCGCGGGCGTCGGAGAGGGTGATGGGCTCGCTCATGCGGCCATCCCCTTGCGTCGGTCGTCGCCCTTGAGTGCGACGCGTTCGCACATCTCGGTGAGGCGGGAGGCGATGCGTTCGCCGAGGGCGTCACGGAGTTGGGCGGGCGGGACGTTGCTGGTGAAGATGCCGGGCTTGCATTGCTCGTAGCGGTGGTTGATGAGCCGGTAGGTGACCTCTTCGGTCCACTCGGTGAGTTTGGCGGCGGCGAGGTCGTCGACGAAGAGGACGTCGGCGCCGACGATCTGCTCGAAGGTGGCTTCGCTGTCGCGGCCGGTGCGGGGGCGGAGTTGGGCGTAGAGGTCGGCGGCGGTGTAGGCAGCCCACTTGAGGGCGGCGCCGGTTTCGGCGAGGGCGCGGAGGACGGAGTAGGCGTAGTGGGTTTTGCCGGTTCCGGTGGGGCCGATGATGAGGAGGCTTCGGGTGGTCTCGGGGGTGGTGGTGACGGTGTGGGCCCAGGCGGTGGCGAGGTCGGTGGGGCGGGCGCTGATGTAGCGGCGGGGGACTTTGGACTCGAAGTGGGTGATGGCCCTCTGGCGCTGTTCTTCGGCGGCGTTGAGGAAGTGTTGGCGGACGAAGTCGAGTTCGGCGGGCTGGAGGGTGTCGTGTCCGGTCTTGCGGTTGAGGTAGTCGTGGATGCGGGCGGCGCCTTCGTTGGTGCCTTCGGGGGTGAGGAGGAAGTCGGTGGGGTCGGGGAGGATGTAGCGGCCGGCGGGGATGCCGAGGGCGGCGAGGTCGAGCTTGGGGCGGCGGTGGCTGGGTGGGGTCCAGTGGTTGGTCATGCTGGGGGTCCTTAGATGAGGGGTTCGTCGTAGACGGACTGGTCGGTGGGGTTGCGCCAGGGCTGCCAGCCGCCGGACACGGCGCGGAGCGCGGGACGTTCGCCGGGCGCTTGGGCGGAGGCGTAGTCGTCCTCGTAGCGCTCTTCACGCAGCCAGTTGGCGGAGTACTTCGTGTAGCGCTGGTCTTCGCCGGCCCGCTCTCGGGCGTAGGCCTGCGCAGCGGCCGCGATCTTCTCCGGGTCCGCGCCCTTCGCCAGGGCTTCGCGCCAGGCGGTGAGGGTGGCCGGGCGGTTGCGGCTCTTGGGGTAGACGATCCAGAAGGCTCCGAAGGCGGAGAGATCTTCGTCGTCTCGCTTGGCGGCGGCGGAAGAAGAAGTCGTGTTCTTCCCCGTGTTCGTCTCACCGTTTTCTTCTTTAGACGTACCAGCGTGTGGCACGTCGGAAAGCGGTACGTCGGTGCGACCTGCGGGAATGGTCATTTGCCCTGGTGGGACCGACGTACCGGCAGGTGGTACGTCGGTGGTGGTCTCCGACGTACCAGCGTGCGGCACGTCGGAGTGACCTGCGGTTTCTCGCGTTTCCGCAGGTGGCGCCGACGTACCAGCGTGCGGTACGTCGGTGAGGGTGAGCACGGTGCCGTACCGGCCTCCGGACAGGACGTCCTTGCCGGCGGAGAGATAGCCGTGTTCCTTCAGCTCGGCGAAGGCGGCGCGGAAGGCGCGGCGGCCGGGGCTGTTCTTGCCGTGCTTGGCGACGGAGGCGCGCCACATGTCGTCGGCGGTCGCCTCCCATCCGTCGGGTCGGCTGAGGAGTTCGACGAGGATGCCGCGCGCCATGTGGCTGAGTCGGTCGTCCCGCACGGTGGCGTTGGGGACTTGGAGGAAGTCCCCCGTCAGCCTGCTGCGCCGGATCTTCACGTGGTCTCTCTTCTCGCCGGTGTTACTGGTCAGGGCATGACGAACTGCGCCCCCTTCAGGGGGGCCTCGCCTTCCCGACGTAGTCCCTAGTGTACACTTGGGTACGCAGATGTACCTCAGCTACCCTGTGCGTATGCCTGCGAACACAAGCGCTGAGATCGGAATCCGCGACCTGAGGGCCAAGCTGTCCGACGTCGTGAACGACACCGCCGTCTACGGCCAGATCACCTACGTGACCAGCCGGGGTCGGCGCGTGGCCGCGATCGTGCCCGTACCGGACGCGGAAGCCATCGAGGAGAAGAAGAAGCCAGGGGGAGACAGTCCCCCGGCCTGACCGAGGAGACTGCCCGTGCCGCGTATCGACATGACCCGCCGGACCGCCCTGTACCGCCTCTTCGACACCGAGGGGCGGTTGCTCTACGTCGGGATCACCTTCAATCCCGACAACCGCTGGGCGGAGCACGCCACTTCCAAGAGCTGGTGGCCTGACGTCACCGAGAAGCGCATCGAGTGGCACGAGTCGCGGACCGACGCCGCTGCGGCCGAAGTCGCCGTGATCGCCGCCGAACTGCCGCTCTACAACAAGCAGGACAGCCCGCAGCCCTTCGAGGGCGTGACGACAAAGGAGGGCACCAAGCCGTCGCGCATCGTCCGCATCGACGACGACACGTGGGAGGACTACGGCAAGCTGTGCGCGGAGAAGGGCCTCGCGCGCGCGGCCGACGTGCGCATGTACATCAAGAGCGAGATCCGCGCGTACCAGCAGCGGCAGCGCTCCGAGTCCTGACACCGTCCCCCTCCTCTCCTCGCGGGCCCCAGACGGGGCCCGTTGTCGTGTGCGGCTACTGGCCGACGGGTGCCGTGCAGTGCTTGCAGAAGCCGGCGGCGGGCGGGACCGGGGCGTGGCAGCGGGGGCAGTTCATGCGGCTCTCCCCGCTTGCGCGGCGCGGGTGCCGCGCCAAACCGACACGGCTGAGTGCTCTCCGGTGGGACGTAGCGAGCGGTCGAAGCCGCAGTGTTCGAGGAGCCCGTCACGCACCAGGGACTGCGTGAAATTGCCCCAGTCGGCGCGGGCGCAGGGCGGTTCGGGGAGGTCGTTCTCGCGGGCGATCTCGTAGGTGGTGAAGCGCTGGCCAGTGCGCGCGGCTTCGACGAACGCGGGCCGGACTTGGTCGCACCAGGTGTGGTAGTCGGGGGCAGGGGTGGGGAGGGTGCCGTCGAGGGTGGGTTGTTGTGCGGGCATGGGGTCCTCCGTTCAGTCGAGGGGTGGGGCCGCCCCGGTTGGGGGAAGTCGGGGCGGCCCCGATTCAGTTGGTCTTGTGGTCGACGGCGGCCTGCGCCGCCCGGTAGGTGTGAGGCGAGGACCGGCGCTTCCCGGACGCGATCGCACGCGCGTCATGGACCCGCGAGTCGCTGATCGGCGACGGCGTCGTCCACGCCCCCGGCAGCCGCCCCTTGCCCGGCTGCGGCTCCGGCTTCCCGGCCAGCGCGGACGGGGTGTGGAGCGGGCAGGCAAGCCCGGGAAGGTACAGACGCACTCCCTCGGTCGCCTCGCAGTACCGCTGCTCGGCGCCGATCCAGTGCGCGCACCGGGCGCTCACGCGATCTCCGGGAGGCGGACCCCGCGGCGGCGCAGGATCGCCCGACGCTCGCCCTCCGACAACCCGCCCCACACCCCGACCGGCTCACGATGGTCGAGCGCCCACCGCCCGCACACCACCCGCACCGGGCACCGCCAGCACACCGCTTTCGCATGCCGCTCCGCCGCTTTTGCCGCAGGCGTGGCACCCACCGGGAACCAACTGTCGGGGTCCTCGCTGCGGCACAGTCCTTGCAACCGCCAGTCCCCACCCGGATCCGAGTCGGGCACCTGCCCGGTGTAGGCGCTCACGCCACGGCCCCGAGAACGGCGGCGTACAGGGCGCGGAGGCGGGCGTCTTCCATGTGGTCGGGCGCGACACAGTCCGGGAAGTTGCAGCCTGCTTTCACCCGCCCCTCCGGCTCCCGCCCATGCCCCATCCGGAACGCGATCCGTCGGGCCTGATGACTGCGGTTCTGCCAGGTGAGAACGGGCGCCCCTTCACGGCGCTGCCCCGTCCATTCCACATGCCCGCCCTCAACCAGTCGGGTGTGGGTGCGCCAGCAGTCGTCCAGCGGCGCCACCACCCGCGTCACGTTCGGCATGCCCTCCTCAGCCCGGATCCGGGCCACGCGCAGCGGGTTGGTGCGCAGCAAGATGCCGATCTGCCGGTTCGACATGCCCTGCCCGATCAGGGCGAGGACGTCTGTGCGGGTGCCGTTGGCGGCCGGCCCCTTCGGGAGGCGGCGGCGCTGCGCCTGCTCGTATTGGCGGCGGGCGTTGCGCATCGCCTGGTCTTCGAGGTGCGCTCCGGCGACACAGCCCGGCGTGTTGCAGGCGAGGGTGGCGCGGCCTTCGGGGTTGCGGCCGTGGCGGATGCGGAACGCGATGCGGTAGACGGAGTGGGAGGTGTGCCTGCGTTGGATGACGGGGGTGTCGCCGCGGCGGCCGCCGGTCCACAGGATGTGCCCGTCTGTGCTGGGCTGAGCGTGGGCGTGGTAAGCGGCTTCGAGGCTGGGGTGCTTGGGTGTGGATCCGCGCAGTGGTGCGGGGAGTCCGTGTTGGGTGCGGATTTTGTGGACGGTGGGCCGGCTGATGCCGAGCTGTTTGGCGATGGCGGTTTCGGTCATGGTGCCGAGGCGGAGAAGCCGCAGGACGGGTTCGCGGTCGATCTGTTGGGTGAACGGCATCAGGGGGTCACCTCCCGGGTGGTGTGCTTGCGGTTGTGGTCGCGTCCGGCTTTGCGGCAGTCCCGGCACACACAGCCCGCCTGGAAGCCGGCCAGGCCGTGGGTGGTGTGGCGGGTGGTGGGGAGCAGGCCGAGGGCGTCGAGGAACTCCTGCCGCTCGCCGACGCTGGTGCCGGCGAGTACGGCGTGGAGGGCGGCCCGCTGCACTTCCGTCGCGGTGTTCCCGGCGAGGGCGAGCGCGTCGAAACGCGGCAGGTCCGTACCCGCCGCCATCACGCGGCCCTCCCCATCTGCTCACGGTGGGCCTTCTGGACCCGCCACACGGTGCGGGGGCTGCACCCCACCAGCGCGGCGATCTCTTCCGGTTCCATGCCGCCCCGCTTCAAGAGCCGCAGGATCGCGGCTGTCCGTTCCTCACGCTCCGCGTTCGCCCGGCCAGCCTCACGCTGGCTCTTGGTCTGCCCGGCCCACAGCCCGTGCTTGTCGTGGGCGGTGACCTCGAGGTCGAGACGTGCGGTGTGTGCGGCGCACTGGGCGCGGACCGGGCAGCGGGCACAGATCCGTTTGGCCTCGGTGTAGTTGGCGCCGTCGTCGGAGTGCCACAGGCCGGGATCCGTCTGGGCGCAGCGGGCGTCAGCCATCCAGTCGTAGCGGCTCACGCGGCTACCTCCTTGGCGGCCAGGTGCCCGGCGAACTGGCGGCCGATCCACTCCGCGTAGGCGGGCGGGATCGCTTCGCGGATGCCGTCCCGGTTCATCCACGGCACACCCCACTCGCTGCGGATGATGCCGACGCCGGCGAAGTTCCCGATCGCCTGGATGGCCTCGCCGTTGAGGGCGGAACGGCCGAGCTTCACCTGGCGGACTGCGTGCTCCGGGTGTCCGGGCTGCGGGAGGGCCCAGCCGCCGGTAGAGAAGTAGCGGTGCCGGTACGTGCGGGCCAGGCCGAACATGGCACCGCACAGCATCACCGGCTCCCGCAGCTTCGGAACCGCCCCGCCCACGTTCTCGATCACATACGGCAGGCCGAGGTCTTCGAGCGCCACACGGGTGGGCTCGATCAGGTCCGGGTGCTCGTTGTCCTGGATCCGCTGGCAGTCGGAGTCGAACTGGCACGGCGGGGATGCGTGGACGAACGCGACCTCACGGCGGATCCAGTCGGCGTGGACGGTGAGGAAGCTGATCGCGTCGGACTGCCAGAATTCGTCGCCGATGTAGCGGGGCTGGTCGTCGAGGTCGACACCGACCACGGTGTATCCGGCGGCCTGGTAGCCGGCGGTGGCTCCGCCCTGGCAGCAGTACAGGTCGAGAACAGTGCGCTTCACCGGGCGCCCCCTGCCGTATGGATGGTGACGTGTCCGTGGGCGTCGCAGCGGTGGGCGCCCGCGTGGACGGCGACCGGTACTTCCGCACGGCAGCCGGCGCAGTACCCGAACGCGGCGACCGGCCAGCCCGGCCCGTGGACCGCGAGCGCCGGGATCAGATGGTGGCCGGGCACAAACTCCTCGACCGGCCGGCGACTGCCGCGGTGTCGGCCTGCTGCCGGAAGGGGGGTGAGTGCCCAGCGGATGACGAGGACGACCATGACGAAGGCCAGCGCGAGAACAGCAAGCCCCACCTGCGCGGTGCCGGTCATGATGTGGCCCCGTTCTGGCGGAGGTCGTGCAGCTCCCGGGTGTCCGCAACATGCGACGTCTGCAACTCGCTGACCCGCTCGTCCAGCAGACGGCAGCGTTCCTCCGCCCGCCTCAGCCGCGCCGACGGCCCCTCGCGGCGCACCAGCGGCGCACCGTCCAACGGCGCTTTCTCTCGCTCGTCCGCGGACACCGTGAGCGCGGCTCGGCGGCCTTCCTCACGAGCGGCCCGGACGCGCTCCTCCATGCGGTCGAGCTGCCTGGCCGCCTTCACCGCAAGGTCAGTCAGCTCGCGGACCTCGGCGCGCGCCTGCCACAGCGCGGGCAGGTAGCGGGCCACACCCTTCTGGAGACGGGCGACGCGGTCCTCCAGCCCAGCGAGGTGGTCCGGGTCCGACTCCGTCAGCCGGCTGATGCGGCGGCCGAGTTCGAGGGTTCGGTCGTGCAGCCGCTTGTTCGCGGAGTCTGCGTCCGCGAGCTGGCGCAGGATGCGCCCGCGGGTGAACTCGGCGGTCTCCTTGTCCTGGCGGGCGCGGTCGCGCTGGTCACGGAGGCGGGCGTTGTCGGCGCGCAGGGATTTGATCAGGGCGTCGTGCCGACGGCGGGAAACGAACGGTAGGAGGCTCATCGGGCGCCTCCGTCCTGCTGCGCCGGGATCAGTGGCCACTGCCCGTTGACGACCGCGGCTGGATCTTTCTGCCGCAGGTACTCCTGGAACGACGCCGCCTGCGCGGCCGCCCAGTCCTGCTGCTGGTCGTGGAGTTCGTGGAGGAGCGCGTTGCCGATCTCCCTGAACCTGGAGGCGATCCGCCATGCGACCCGGCACGCGGCAATCGCGTCCGCGTCTGCGGAGTGCGCCCCATCCAGAGCGACGTGATAGTGGGCGCACAGGTCGGTCAGTGTCCGCTTGCCGCGCCGGTACGGGTCGACGCCCTTGTCGAGGACGCGGGGGTCGATCACCTGCAGTTCGTCGCCCACCACCTCGGTGAGGGGCTGCACGCCGTACCGTCGGGCCTCCCTGTCCAACAGGGTCAGGTCGAACGGGGCGTTCATGATGACGAGCGGGGTCCCCGCGAGGATCACCTGCGTGAGTCCGGCGATCAGCTCCTCGATTGCCTCGGCTGCGTCCTCGCCGTCGGCCTTCGCCTTCGCTGTGGTTACGCCGTGGACGGCGGTGGCCTCCTCGGGGATGTCGACGCCCGGGTTGAGGAGCCAGTTCGCGGTGATCGGCTGCTGCTTGCCGCCGACCTCGACGATGCACGCGGTGACGATACGGTCCGTCTCGACGTCGACGCCGGTGGTCTCGGTATCGAATCCGGCCAGTCGGCCGAGGTGCCACGGGGTGGGCTGGTTCATGGTGTGGTCTCCTAGGTGAGCCCGGCGGCCGCATTACGGGTGCGGCCGCCGGGTGCTGGGTGGACTACCTGCTGCCGGGCTGCGCGGCCGTCGGCCACGTGGCCGGCTCGCGCGGGCCGTCGTCGACGACCTCGGCCGTGTACACGCCCTCGTCGTCCGGGCCCTCGTCGTTGCCGGAGGCGGCACCCTCGGCGCGCTTCTTTTCCTCTGCCTTGACCTCGTCCGCGCGTTGCTTAAGCGCCGCGATCAGGTCGTCCGTGAGGTGGCCCGCGGCGTGCGCGGCCCGGTAGACGTCTTGCACGTCGTCGACAGTCAGCGCCGCCAGGGCGTCGGCGAGGTAGTTCGGGCGGGGCGCCTCGATCGCCGCCCGCGCCTGCCCACCCGGGTCGAGGGCGGTCGCCGCGTTCATCGGGCCGGCCAGCGCCTGTCGCGGCGTCACGCCCCGCAGCTCGACCACGACGACGGGGAACTTCTTCGTCTCCCCGTTCGCGACCCGCTGCCGCGGCTCGATCCGCAACGTGACCGGCACGAACCCGTCACCGCGGGTGCCGGCGAGGACCATGTCGACCATGCCGCCCCACTCCTGCGCGGCGTAGAAGGAGTGGGTCTCGGCCCGCCACATGCCCATTCCGGACAGGTCGGGGAGCATCACGTTCAGGCGGGAGGTGGTGGAGCAGACGACGCCCTTCTTCTGCTGGTGCCAGTCCTCACCGAACCGTGCGAGGCAGATGCAGGGCTGCCGGGTCAACGTCTCCGTCTCGCCGTCGCAACGGCGCTGGCATCCCCCCTTCGACCACATCTCGTTGTACTGGTTGAGCGGATCCCCCGGGGTGATCAGCGCCTCGATCGAGGACGCCTTCGTGATGACCCGCCACTGGGAGATCGTCGAGTTCAGCGGCGCCCACTGCTCCACCTCGCCACCCCACAGAGCGGCAGCGGTACGAACGTGCTCCTCCGAGTGAGAGGTGATGACCCACGTCGCGGACCGCATGGGCCGGTTGCCCTGGGTGTATCCGGTACGGAGCCGGCCGTGCTCGGCGGCGCGGGCTTGGATGTTGCGGAGTCGGGAGCCCATCAGGCTGCTGCCTTTCGGTTGCGTCGCCTCGGCGCGGGCTCGTGCCCGGGAGCGAACAGCGCGGGGTAGGTGGACGGCGCGGCGTGCAGCCAGCGCGTGTTCTCCAGCGCGCCGCGGAACGCCCGGTGAGCGGTCCGGTCGGCAGGCATCGGCACGAGCGCGTGGGAGCCGGCGCGGAGGTTGAGGACGCCCGTGCGCTCGATGCGGGGCATCGGCTCCTCGGTGTCGTCGGGGAGGAGGACCGTCTCGCAGTACCGCAGCGCGGCAAGCTGGAGCGTGTTCTCCGGGTAGACAGACTTCGCGGGGCGGGTGGCCGAGGACTTGTAGTCGATGAGCCACAGCTCCAGCCGTCCGTCCGGCCCGGTCGGCAGCCACACCATGAGGTCCGCTGTGCCGGCGTAGCCGAGCCTGCGGTGGAGGCAGGTGATCTCGGTCGCGACGACGTGCTCGTCGAGGTCGATGCCCCACGAGGCGAGCCACAGGTCGAACTGGGCGAGGTAGGGCAGGACTTGCGGGTCGTCGGGGATCGGCGCCTTCAGGGCGCGTGCTTCGGCGGCGTTGTGGACGCGGTCGCCGAGGTCGGCGGCCTGCTCGCGGACGTCGCGGTGGACGGCCTTGAGTTCCTTCGTGAGCTCCGTGCGGTCGTCGGCGACGCGGTCGGCAATGACCTGCCAGCGGTCGAGTGTGTACTCGACGGTGAGCTTCACGCCCCACGGGACGAGGGCCATGGACTTGTTGACTGCGGTGTCGAGGACGTTGGTGACGGACACGAGGTCCGGCCCCCCGGCGGGGTCGCTGTAGTAGCGGCCCCGCGGGGTGTCGTGGGCGTGCTTGGGGTTGGTCACCCGTGGCCGTCCTTTCGGTGGCAGGGGCAGGGCAGCCAGGTCGACGCGCCAAGCCCGGCGAACAGGCCGGCGGCCATGTCGGCGGCCCATGCGGTGGTCGGGTTGGGGACGGGGAGGAGGTCGGCCAGGCAGACGGCGGCGACGGCGATGGCGAGGACGGCGACCGTGTGGGCGGCGACCAACAGCCGGTAGCGGAAGGTCACTGGGTCACCGCCTTCGGCTCGTACCAGGTGCAGCCCGGCGTCCCGTGCCGGATGAGGTGTCCGGCCACGACGAGGGCTTGCAGGTCGCGGGATGCGGTGCCGGGGCTGACCGGGTGGTGGCCCGCGTCCCGCAGGACACGGACGGCGCGGCCCGACTTCCACCTGCCGTGCGGGCCTGCCTGGATCGCGGCGAGGAGCGCGGCCTGGCGGTCGGCCTGCTGCCGCTGGCGGGCAACGAGCGCGGCGACGGCGGTCATGACGCGCGCCTGTCGGTCTGCTCGGGCAGGGGGTTGGCCTTGAGGTGGCGGCGGGTCGCGGCGTGCGACGGATGCTTGATCTGTGCCGCGCCCTTCGTGAAGCGGCCCGACGTCCGCCGCACCACCTCCGTCAACTCCGCGAGGAGACGCCGCAGGTCGGGCATGGTGACCTCGACCTGCGCCGTGTCCATCCCCGCCACGTCCTCGACCTCATCGAGCGCGGCGTCCAGCTCGCCCTCACGCGCCACCCCGCCGACCACAGCGGCGAGTTCGTCGAGCGCGTCCAGGACGGCATCCCGCGTGTCCGGGTCCGACCACTGCGCCACAAGCTGGATCAGGGTCTCGTTGCGGATCTGGTCAACACGCAGCACGCCGTGAAGGGCGTTGGCGCCCGTGTTGAACGACAGGCCCGGCTTGCTGGAGTGGTTCATGCCATGGCCCCTTTCGGGGAGGTGGTGAGGAGGATGAGGAGGGCGGCCGCGTCCCGGCAGAAGTCACGGGACACACGCACCAGGTGGGAGACGACAGCCCCCGCAGGCCGCACCACGGCCGCGAAGTCGGTCTCGACGAGGAGGAAGAACGGCACCAACGACGCGGCGAACAAGGCCACCGAGAACAACACCGCCGATGCCGGGGTGAGATCGGCGAACAGGAACGAGAGGAGCGCCATCACACGCCACCCGCCTCGGGCAGGTCGCGGCCCACCCGGTACGTGTGATGCAGACCGAACTCGTCGTCCGTCCGCAGCGCTTGCGTCGGAGCGAGCATCTGCGTCAGCCTGTCCGCCGACTTCGCCACCGAAGCGGCATCCTCCGCAGGCCATGCCACGGGCAGACCGAGCAGCTCCGCTAGCTGGCGGCGCGCCGCCGCGTGCCCCTGCCACCGGTCGTAGTCGTGACCGTTGTCCGGGTGGCAGTTGCGGATCGCGGTGATGTACTCGGCGCGCGCGGCAACGAACTTGGTGACGGCGGCCTCGCGCTGCTCCTTCTCCCGCAGTTCCTGCACCGCGTCGTCGAGCGCCTCGTTCGTCGAGTGCCGCTCCGCCAGCAGACGGTCGATCTCCGCCAGCAGGACAACCTCGTCCGCCTCCGGATCCTCCGCCCACTCCCGCATCACCGTGCACCGCTGGCACATCTCGCGATTCGGGTACTGCGACGGGCCCCAGACGTGCGGCAGGCGCTCGTCATCCGACTCGAACTGCGCGGCCTCACAGTGCGACCGCTTTCTGCGGATCAGCTCCAGACGGTCCGCCGACAGCGGCTGCGGCTCGGTACCCACCGGCATCGGCAGGGCATCCGCCGCCCCCACGATCACGTGCTCCGCCAACTCCGCCAGCGTCGCCATCACGAAGTCGGGGCACGTTTTCACGGCCTCCGGCGCGTACAAGGCGATCCCGCCCGACGTCACCGTCCGCCGCGTCCAACAGACGCCGTCCGCCGTGTTCACCACCAGCGGGGCGCTCACGCCGCCACCACCAGGGACTCGTCAGCCACCCGCGGCGCCGACGCCTGCTCCACCGTCAGCGGAACACCATGCCCCGTCAGCTCGAACCTGACGCCACGGAAACGATCCGACGACGCCAACCACACACTCGACCCGCCGGCCACCAGGTCCACCAGATCGGCCGGCAGACCGAGCGCCTCCCGCCACGCCTCGAAATGCGACGGGTGCATGAGCTGGACGGTGAACCAGCAGCCAGTGGTCTGGACGACGATGTACGGGCGCGGCAGCTCGGCGAACTCCGCGGCCAGCGCCATCAGCGCCTCGAAGACGGGCGCCTGCTCGCTCGCGCGTCCGGGGTCGGGCGCGGTGAACGCGGGGAGGAAGGTCTGGGATGATGTGGTCAC